CTAAGGTGTTCAGCCCGCAAAGCGGGCCTATGCCTTTTGATCCTTCCTCTTTAAAGGAAACCTAAGTAAAGGAAACCTAAGGTGTTCAGCCCGCAAAGCGGGCCTATGCCTTTTGATCCTTCCTCTTTAAAGGAAACCTAAGGTGTTCAGCCCGCAAAGCGGGCCTATGCCTTTTGATCCTTCCTCTTTAAAGGAAACCTAAGTAAAGGAAACCTAAGGTGTTCAGCCCGCAAAGCGGGCCTATGCCTTTTGATCCTTCCTCTTCAGAAGAAGGGAAGGATTTAAAGGAAAAAAAGGGAAGGATTTAAAGGAAACCGTAGGTTTCCTTTATTAGTAGTAAACAAAGAAGTTTATAAAATATTTCGAGTGATTGTATTTGACCTCGGACTCGATTCGGATATTCCCATGTTTGCAAATTTGTCGAATAATGTTTGAAAAAGATGAATACGTAAACTCTCGGTCTAAATAAAATCGTTTTGACAAATGATAATATTCCCTGAATGTTTCAATAAACGTTTTATGCTGATCCAGAAATATCAATTTTTTGTATGCCGTCACATCGATGAAATAATATTTGTCCGTTTTCAGACAAATTTTTTCCAACATGTCGAACAAAATATTGTTTGGAATTTCTGTTTTAAAAATTTGATCAAGCATTGTTTATAAAAAATGATAAGATAAAGTTTCTTTTTTTTATATTATCATCGATTTTTTTTGAGACATTGAATTATGACGGGTACATCGCGTTTACAGGGTAGCAACACTCTGCACCACCGTCGTCTCTGCATTCACTGCCGACGACTTCAAATACTTGACGATCACCGCATTTGTCTTCAACACATCTTCCGACGACAAGTGCGCAAACCATTGGTACTTTGGTCGCGCCAAGACTTCGTCAGCCGGTATGTAAATTCCATAAGCGTCTTGGTCCAGATCCAAGTAGTCCTCGCTCATTAAATCCTCGAGCAAGATCTGTTTGCCCTTCGTGGTCTTCGCGCCGACTAATCGCCCGTTCACCACGTTTATTTTGGTGCCTCTGGTTACCTCTCGATATAACCATTGCTGCATATTTCCTAAAAACTTCGGCTCCGCTGTGAAATGCCCGGCTGGGTCCATCTTGTTCTCAGCCAGCATCCGCTTGATTACCGGGCAACCCTTCTCGGCACCCATGACTCGCATTGACGGCATAAAATTCAAATTGTCCCGCTTCGACGCCACATGACTCGTGCGGTTCACCTCTTCCGACACAAATGGCATCTCCGATATTAATGGCTTCAAATTTTTCAAACATACGAATGAATTTGGCACCACAATCCCTCCATAAATGTAGAGGAGTTGCAGCATCCCGATCTCTCTATACAGCGACTTGTGCGGCTCCGAGAGCATCGCCATGTTCACATCCCACGTAGGAATGAGTTTACTAAATGTTTGGTCATCAATCAAGCAAATGTTAAAGTCTTGGCCGCAGTGGTCAATCACCGATTTGATTGTCAGGTGAATGTAGGGCTGGTTTAAATCGGTCGAGTTTCGACTATAGAAATCCTTCCATTGTCGTGCGTTTTTTTCGTAAATGCTGTGGATCCAGATCTTTGGGCGATTCATGCCATACAGGGGAGACTCGTTCAACAAATATTTTCGGATCAGTTCGTTCTCGGCATCAGAGCTCGTCAGTCCCTGTTTGATTCGGTCGCCGAAATAACTCGCGGCCCATACAATTCCTACTGCAACTAAATAATGATATGCGTATTTTCGGTCGAACATTTATTATAATATAACACGAACTTTTTTAGACATTTTCTTTATTTACATATTTGGATATGATGTATATTTTTCTTTTGTACTGGAACCAGTAACACGCGAATTTTGAAAGCATGGGATTATAAGGGTTAAGCCTCCGGAGCATCGCAGATGCGACGCACCTTTTGGCATCGCCTTAACGGTGATGCATGTTTTTCTTTAGTACTGGAACCAGTAACACGCGAAATTTGAAAGCATGGGATTATAAGGGTTAAGCCTCCGGAGCATCGCAGATGCGACGCACCTTTTGGCATCGCCTTAACGGTGATGCATGTTTTTCTTTAGTACTGGAACCAGTAACACGCGAAATTTGAAAGCATGGGATTATAAGGGAACGGCGAGTTCCCTTAATGGAGTTGCAGAAACGCCGATCTCACTGCATTCTGCTTCGCCTCGTACTCCTTCTGCAACATATAGTCCCGATACTGCTTGTTCATAATCTGCTGCTCCTTCTCTTTTTGCTGTCTCTCGAGCATGCTGGCTGCCTCCATTTTCGATAAGGGCGCATTCCCGCCACTGTCGCGATCTCGGATAAATTGATCCACCGTTTTGTACTGCGGCCGTTTGTTGAAATCCGCCTCCGACACCGCGAACACTGTCTGGTCTTTATGCACTTTCCGCAAATCGTCGAACTTGAGTCGGCCAAATATATCTGAGGCCACATACTCGTCTCCGTCTTCTTCGTCGAAATAACTCGTGCCCCCGCCGCTCCTCATCTCTTGCACTCCTTTGTAAACCATGAGCGATGCCTGTTTTTGCTTCAGTGCCTCCAACTCGGAACCCATATTCTTTGGATTCACTTGTCTCTTGCTAAAATCTTCGAATACCGCCGGCTGATCATTCTTGAACCACTCGAAGCGGGATGTGTCGACCGTCTTTGTCATATTTTGCTCATACAGTTCATTGAATTTCGCTTTAGACACCTTCGATACATCAATCGATGGGGTTGTTGACGAATTGTTTCCGATCGACGACGACGACGACGTTTCTACATCTGGCGTATAGGTCGTCGACTGTTTTCCCTTGTTTTTTTGTTTATAAATGTTCAAAACGATTTCGTACGCCTGTTTGTAAAAATGAAAATATGTCGCCGGCAGTCGCGATTTGTCTGGGTGGATCATCAAAACCTTCATTTTCGCTTTGCGCATCTTCTCCTCCGTCAAGCCATAATCCAAGTCAAATAATCCGAATATTTCTTCTAAAGAGTAAGTGTTGATGTCGAGATTGTGGGTTGTCGTCATTTAATATACAGACAGCCATTTTTTGCGTCGTTTTAGACGATTTTAAGGGAACTCGTCGTTCCCTTATGATCCCATACTTTATCTTTATAAAGCTCTCGGGGGAGTGTGGGAAATGCCTTCGCGACAAATTCATCAAAACAATATCTGATAATTTACAAAAGGAAAACTGGAAGGAATCAATCGACATAATCGAGAGAATATAATTTTGTACACAATAATGTATACAAAATGACAACAAACATCAGTCGGATTTCGGGTCCTGTTTCGTTTTATTATTTAAAACCAAAAGACAGTAGTGGTAATTTGCCATTAATTTTGTTATTTGGTGATGTACATTTTTCGTATGATAACATGTGTACAGATTGTACTTGTGAAGATGAAAAAAACTGTTGTCACGCGATTTATGACGACAACTTTTTAAAAAAACTTGAAAAACTGGCCAAACCCAATAGACCCATTGACTTTTATATCGAGTTTTTCGACAATTTTGACAAGGGTGTTTTTTTCGGAAGTCCGCTCGACAAATTTATGGAATTTAAATTCACGTTTTGCTACAGACACGCTGTAAACTTAATAAAATACAAGTATTGTCCTGCACCAGGTATTCGATGGCATTATACCGATATTCGGAAGTCGCAAAGAAAAAACAACATTGAAAATATGTTCGCGATTGTGCAGAAATTTACCGAGTTCTGTTCTTTTTTGAAAAGAAGCAATATTTTATTTGATATTACACGGGACGAGTGGTTGTCATTTGACAAGTCAACATTGTTAGACAAACTAAACCTCGAGACTCCCTTAAAAATTGATGTTTCAAAAACAGAAGAGATGCACAAAATCATCGATTTGATTGGAGATCTACGACATTTAACCATCGACAAGTGCGCCGAACACATCATTGATTTTATATTTGAAAGTAAGTCTCCAAGTTTGATATATAAACAATTTAAAAAACAGGCGAAAACTAGTGTGTTTGCAGAAAAAAGTTCTATTGTGAACATGATGCATGACAGTTTGTTTAATAATAATGACTTTAAACTGTTTCAATTTGACATCAAAAAATTAGACATCAAAATACTTGACCAACTAAAGAATTTTGACTTGACCGGGGACTATAGTGTGATACGTAATTATCTTATGGTCATTAACGCTGTGTTTGTCGATTTGTATACAATTTTGCGAATCACGAAGAAGGTCGAGAGTCCGCCCTCTCTTTGCATTGCTTACCTCGGCAACGCACACATCACAAGCATTGCTCATAATTTCTTAAGTACCGGTAAATACGAAAAAAAAGTTTTTGAGGAAAGAGATCGTGAAAAACGATGTTTAAATTTTAGTAATGTGTTTGACGACTTGCGGACATCTTTAAAAAATCGCAATCCAAGCAGTTCAAGTAGTTCAAAAAACCATCACAAACTCCTTGTGAACGCAATTCCTAAAAATCAGAAAACCTCCCCAAAACCCAAGTCATCAAGCAGTTCAAGCAGTTCAATCAATAAAAATAGCACAAAGCATCATTACAAACTCCTTGTGAAAGCAACTCGTAAAAATAAGAAAATCTCACCGAAACCCAAGTCATCAAGCAGTTCAAGTAGTTCAAGCAATAAAAATAGCACAAAATACCATTACAAACTCCTTGTGAAAGCAACTCGTAAAAATCGGAAAACCTCCCCAAAACCCAAGTCATAAAGGCTTTATTTAGATAATTGTACTGAAAACCCCCAAGTCAAATACCATTGTCGCCACGATGTGTGTGTGTGTGTCCAACAGTATAATCGTTTGTTTCCTCATTTTATATTTCTTTTCCTGTCTTATAACAATGCAGTTCACTCCAAGATTTCCCCCCGTCGCAAAAGTTGCGCCAACTCAAATCAGTACTGACGAACTCTCCCGTGCCGGTTTTGAACAACTCCTCCGAGAAAATCCCGGAAAAGTTGTGATTAAGTTCGGCGCCACTTGGTGTGGGCCTTGCCAGCGCATCGAGTCGCACGTTCATCAATGGTTCGACAAAATGCCACACGACACTGTAAAGTGCTTGATGATCGATGTTGACGAATCTTTCGACCTCTACGCTGCCTTCAAATCCAAGCGACAAGTTACCGGCATCCCCGCGATCCTCTGTTTCAATAAGGGCAATGTTAGCTATATTCCGGACTCGATGGTCGTCGGCGCCGACTTGGAACAGGTCAATCTTTTCTTTCGAGCCGTGCTTTCTCAGTGAAATAAGCAATAGTTTTCTGCAGTCCTTCTCTCAACACGACTTTCGGACTCCATCCCAGCAGGGTTTGCGCTTTCGTTATGTCCGGGCATCTCCTCGTCGGATCGTCGCTCGGCAACTCGCACCTAACTATTTGCGATTTCGTTCCCGGAACCATCGAGACAATTGTGGTCGCCAGCTCGCTCACTGTTATCTCGTGCGGGTTTCCGATATTGATGGGTCCCGTGGTCGTGCCGTTCATCAATCGGATCAGTCCCTCCACCGTGTCGTCCACATAACAAAAACTGCGCGTCTGCAGACCCGTCCCGTAAATCGTAATGTCCTTGTTTTCTAAACATTGCATAATGAAATTGCTGACCACACGCCCATCATCTTTGTCCATATTTGGCCCATACGTGTTAAATATGCGCGCAACACACACTTGCAAATCGTCGTATTTTTTTTTATATTCCATCATGGTCGTCTCCGCCATCCGTTTGCCTTCGTCGTAGCACGAGCGGACACCCACTGGATTCACATGTCCCCAATACTCTTCGGGCTGCGGACTCACCATCGGGTCGCCATAAACCTCCGATGTCGACGTAAATAAGACCTTTGCGCCCGTTTTCAAAGCGAATTCCAACACATTGATGGTGCCAATGACACACGTGTTGATTGTGAACAGAGGGTCTCTCTGGTAAGCCTTCGGCGACGCCGGGCAAGCAAGGTGAAATATGTGGCTGACCTTTTCGTCGATGCATTTGATGGGCTCAATAATGTCGTGACGAATAAACCGGAAATTGTGGTTGCTGACCATGTCGCGAATATTGTCGGTAGAACCCGAATAATTATTGTCCACGCAAATCACGCGATAACCCGCGCTCAAAAGTTTGCGGCACAAGTGGTTTCCTATGAATCCGGTGCCACCAAATACCACAACCCATGATGGTAGTAACATACTTTTTGTGTAAAAATTGGATTCTTCAAATATGTGTTCCATTGATTTTTTAATGTGTGTGTGTGTGTGTAAAATATAAAAATAAATTTTATATATATATTTTTTTGTTTTTGTTTTACACAAGTTCTTCTTCGATTATTTCGTGTATTCTCTGATTTATAGTTGACATGTCTATATATTCTCGGATTGTCGATGCGCGTTTAAATAACATATATTCCAATTTGGCTGCACAGTTGCTCGGCCTCGTGAGCCCATTTTTTATAAGAACAACTTTCAGAATGTTAAACATCTCCCACCGTACACTTGCGTGTTCCTTCACCCTCTCGTAATCAAACAAAAAATCCGGGTCGGAATTCTTCATTTTGATCAAACTCTCCGCCGCGTTTTGTTCATTTTCGCTCCACTCTCTAAACACCATTTTTTTTTGGTTTGATTTACATTTATTTATTTGTTTGTTTTATGACGACTTACAAATATAAACTCTGGTTGGTGGTTACGTATTTCAGTATGAGACCATCGATCGCGGCCAGCTTACTCATCAGCTCCAAATGATTTATCTTTTCACACATCGACATCATTTCGCGACTCAGTGTCGAAATTTTCAAAACCGCTTTCGTAAAGTCGCCAATCGTCAACTCGTACTCCGCAATTAAATCTTTGCATTCCGCTTCGTTCTCGCATTTACACCATTTCAACATCACGTCCACAAGTCCAAAACAAAAACCGTCCAATCCGGTCTCGTGCACATACACTTTGTGCGCCTCTTGTGTATCCCATATCTGGTGCCTGATTCGATCGAACGATTTCATTTTGTCGCTTAGCATCTCATGCTCTACATATTCGTCCTGGGTGCGTGCATCTGTAAAAACGCTGAAAAACGCTGCCAACTCGGGCGGGGAGAAATCTTCAAAGTATTTCCATTCCGTGCAAAGGATCGCCATCAAAACTGGATTCACTTCGGCTATTGAGGACGCAATTTTACCGCGGTCTTTTGTCAATGCATACCCTTCTTCGCCTTCACATTGTTCAATGATTTGAAATTCTTCCATCACTACGAGCAAGTTTGCAATTTCGTTCCGAACACACCTTTCGTTCGACTCGATGGCCTTCATTTTATCAGAAAGCATGATTTGAACAACGGCTGTCTCGCTGTGATACTTGTAGTCATTTTTGAAATTTGGATGTGGTGCAATCAACTCTTTCATCTGTGCATCCAGCTCTTTTCTCTTTTTGTTGGCGCAGAATTCCGCCTTTTTCACCAGGCTGTCATACACTTCCATTACCGTACGCGGCGTTTTCAGATCGGCATATCCTCTGCGTTTGTCGTCCAGATATTCCTCCATTTTTTCATATTCTTGTTTTAATCCTTGCTGCATACTATTCAGCTCGCTCTTGTACATCGACTGGTTTGCAAAGTCCTCGATTTCGCTGAACTGCACTCGCTCGCTATACTTGAACAAATTGAGCACCATCGGGTAGTATATCTGAAACTTGCTCACCAGCTTTTGCGGCTTTCCACACAAAACCTCTTTGTACGTATTGATGTCCGGTTGATCGAAAAGGTTTGCGCAATGAATTACATGACCAACTGTGTCAATCCCGCGTCTCCCTGCTCGCCCCGCCATCTGCGTATACTCGTGCGCCATGAGGTACCGCGGCATGTCTGCTCCGTCGTGCTTCTTCAAACTGATGAATATCGCCGTCTTGATTGGACAGTCCAGTCCGATCGCGAAACTCTCCGTGGCAAACAGGATCCGGATATATTTTTTGGAAATCATGAACTCCACAATTTCGCGCAGTACCGGGATCATACCCGAGTGATGGATCCCAACACCCTTCTCCAACAATTTCACAAGTGTTCTATACTCGGGCAGGCCTGTATATTCTCTCCAGTTTGGCAGCCGGCGAATAATCGCCTCGCACTCGCGCTCCACTGTGTAAGGGATTTTGGAATCGTCTTCGAGCACTCGTACACTCACCTCCTCCGCGCATTGTTCCACCAGTTTGCGCGAAAACACGAAGCAAATGGCCGGTAACATATCGCTGTCTCTCAAATGCACCAGCAAATCATTGAGCACCGTTTGGCGCCGCTGGCGGACTTCGTGTTTGTCCATCAAGGCGAGCACGCGTTTTGTCTCGTTATAAGTGTCCGTGTTGAAAACTCCGTCGGCCGATTTTATTGGGAGACAACGGTTCAACGATTTGCGTACCGTCTGCTCCGTTTCTTTGTCCTTCATTTTTTTGAACAAACCCTCCGGCGAATTGATGTACACATAATGCGTTAGGGGCACGATGCGCGTATCGGTCGAACAAATCACCACTTGTTTTTCCGTATGTTTGCTCTCGATCCACTTGGCGAATTTGCGCGGGTCGTCGAGGGTTGCCGATAACATGACCATCTGCACATGCGTCGGAAGCATGAGAATGCATTGCTCCCAGACATGGCCGCGGTGCGCATCGTTGATGTAGTGAACTTCGTCGTGCACAACGCACCCCAACTCGGTTTCGATATCCATGTCAAATGTGAGTGACGACGACGACGCGGTTAACGAACTCGATTTAGGTAAAAAGAGTTTGTTCATAAGCACCTCAGTGGTCATGATTAAAACATCGGCTTGCGTGTTTATTTTGATGTCTCCTGTGAGCAGGCCGAACGTGATTTCGGGATACTTTTTTTGAAATTCGTAGAACTTTTGGTTCGACAAGGCTTTGATCGGACTCGTGTAAATTACCTTTTTCCCTTGGCTTACAAAATGCTGGATGGCAAACTCTCCAGGCAGCGTTTTGCCAGACCCGGTGGGAGCGGTGACCAAACAATGGTTCCTGTCCACAATGCTTTGTATAGCGCGTTTCTGGAATGGGCTCAACTCATATGGGAAGAGTTGGAAATATTTTTCGTACTCGGAATGTGTCGCCATTTTTAAATTTATGATTAAGGGAACCCATGGTTCCCTTATGATCCCTCCTTAAAATATACCCAATCTAATAAACCTTTAATTGAAGGAGGGATCATAAGGGAACCATGGGTTCCCTTAATCATAAATTAAAAAATATGGAAAATATTGTTTATGAAATTGAAACACACGACGGTAACGTCAAAAAGTTCGACAAACGGTCATTGAAAGACTCGATCGATGATTTATTAAGCGATATCGCCGTTATCAAGAAAATCTACAGATTCAATAAAAAAATACATTACATGACTCTCTATTCGGTTGATCACAATTTTTCAGCACAAGATTATATCGACCATTATAAGAATCTCCCTGACATTTATGGCAAAGATGTTTTCAGCCATTTTGATCAAACCATTGTTGAAAAACTCAACTAATAAAGGAAACCTACGGTTTCCTTTTGATCCTTCCCTTTTGATCCTTCCCTTTTGATCCTTCCCTTTTGATCCTTCCCTTTTGATCCTCCCCGTTTGATCCTCCCCTTTATACCACTTAAGAATTAAAATATCTCATGCTGTTAAAATTATTGAATGGATAAAGCATGGGATCAAAAGGGAACGGCGAGTTCCCTTTATCATAAATGAAAACAAAATGAAAACTCGAAGCCAAACAAGAAATGAAGCCGCCCTTAAAGTAAATTTGAAACCTCAGTTAGCACCAACTCAGTTGACAGCAAAGCCTGTACTTCTCCCTTACGAACCCATCGATTTTGACGAAGCAAGCCTTGCCTGGAGAGCCAATAAAAAACACCTCGGAAATGGACAGTTCAAATATGTCTGTCCCGTTGTCAAGGATTTTCTTCGTTGTGGCCGCAACGTTCTTAAAGGATGTATGACTTGTCGTCTACATTCCTGATTTAATTTGCCAACTCTATACAAACAAACACACATGCTTTACTATTATTTGGTTTTAACTTTAATCATAATTATTACAATCAGGTTTTTTTATATTCACATCAAATACCCTTTTTGGTCTCACATGTCCGTATATCACACGTACGACTATCACTACCTGCTTTTCGGCGGCAACCGCAAAATCCAAATGTTCCCCTGCAAAAACAAATATACAAATCCCCTCCAAATCAAAACCATCAACTTCTACGACCTCAACGATACTTACACCAAATATTTCGTCGAGCTGCTCCAGTGCTTTTATATCCCCGACGACTCCATCTTGTTCACTATGGTCGAAAAAGACGCGAAATCCCTTTTTAGCGGCCATTTCGCACCCCCTTATATATCTTTTTATAACGAAAAAAATATCGTCTCTACATCTGCCCGCACAAAAAATTCGTTGAAACCATTCGAGGCGCTCTCTACAAACATCGAGGTGGGGCTATTTCCGGAGCCCAAAGGTTGTATTGGGTCATACCCAGTCCGCGTTTTTTTCTATCCAAAAGGCCACACATTCGATGCCAATTTTTTCACTTTCGTCGCCACGGACCGCTCCTACGATAATCAGCACATTGCGCGCCACCTCATCTCCACACACGACTACAATTGCCGACGTCAAAATCCGGAGATAGATGCCGGCGTTTTGAAAAAAGATATCGGGACCTGCGACGGCGTGATCCCTTTCCTCGAATTCTCTACCGTCGCCATCCGCCTCTTTAAACCGAAACGCGCCGTGCGCAATATCGTCCAAGTCTACCGCCAGAACTGGGACGCCATGTTCGACACGTTGCGCGCAGTTTCCGTACCCAACAATTTATTCGATTTTGTCATGTCCATCGATATCGGTGCCGTAAAAGCCCGTGTAGATGGCGGTGTCTGGTTCGTCTTTGCTTACTGTGATCATGGCAACGTTCTTGCCATGTACTTTATAGAAAATTCACACATGTTATACGAAAAAACCTCGGCGAAAACGCTCCGGCTGGTTGCTTCGATTAATAACGGTCTGTCCCCCGAAAGATTCCAGCAAGGACTCGCCGATTGTCTTCGTAAATTAATTAAACAAAATTTGGATTATAAAATATTATTAATAGATACCGTGGGACACAATGCGCAAATTGTTGCCGAAAATTTCGGCCAAGCAATCGCTGAAACCACCGGCGCTTATTATTTTATTAATTGGGCGTTTGTTGATCGAGTTGCGCGCGAGCGCGCGTTCCTCCTTATATAATCAGTGTGTTGGTGTCCAAGTCGTAGATTGTAATCTCCGCAAGCGGTTTGTAAATCCCATTTCGACCCGATATTTCGTGATACATGCCGCCTCTCAGCGACAGTGTCAAATAGATTTCCGATCCGTCAATCACTCCGTACGATTCGAGTGTGTTTTCATTTTGCAACCGTTTGCCGCCGAAAATCAAGTTTTGATTTTCAACGCAAAATCCGAGTTTATTCTCGATTTTCTCTTTTATCAATTCGACTGACGTGCAAGTCGTTGTTTCGATCGGTGGAATCACGTGATTCGACAACGTTTTCAGCGTGATTCGGATGGGCGACTGCAACAGCGGCTGCTTTAGAATCATCGGTTTTCTGTACTGAACTAAGCGAATCTCGTCAATCATGTCGAGCAATTCTTCCGGCGTTTTTGTAGAATTATTCATTTCAAAGGTTGTGAACATGGTGCGCTCGTTTTCACAGCGGTACGAGTACTTGTCGACACCACTACATCTATAACCAATCTCATGAATCATGGCATTGGTTATATCATCTATATTTTTGGTTCCAGGAGTGTACCTGAATAAAATTGACTTGTTGTCAAAAGTATGGACCTTCAGTATTTTTGTCATTTTTTTTATGATGTGTGCGTAAAAATCGCCTCCAGACAAAACTTTATATAAAGTACAAAATAAAAAAAAATGTTGCTTCACAACGACTTCAAAGGCGCATCTTACAGACTTGCAAATAATTGGTTGCAGCACTTGCATTTGGAAAATTTCATGTATCGCCCAATCAACTACCTTGAAATTGGTGTGTTTTATGGAGCCAATGCTGTATCGGTTGCAAACACATACGCATTTCACGAGAAAAGTAAATTGTACTGTATTGATCCATGGGAAGACTATGCGGACTATCCCGAATACAAAGAAAAGCAACCGGAGATTTTCGACACCTTTATGCATAATATCGATGCAACCATGGAACGTGATAAATTTGAAGTTTTGCGCGGCTACTCAAATAAAATTGTTCCTACATTGCAAGACGATTTTTTCGACATAATTTACATTGATGGCAACCATGAGCCAGAGTATGTTTTGGAAGATGCTGTCCACTGTTTTCGCAAGCTGCGTAAAAACGGGTTCATGATTTTTGATGACTACGGCTGGGGCGGCCCCGAACTTACTCAAAAGGGTGTCGATGCATTTTTGAAAACGTATTCGAAACGCATCGAGTATCTTGGTGAAAAGGACTCTCAAGTATTTGTGAAAAAACTTTAAGTGTCTGGTGTGTGCAGCCTGTAACGACTGCTGATAAATAAAAACAAAATCCGATTGTTTATAATAAAAATACGAGGCCCTTGAAAAAAGGATTTTATAAAAGTCCAAAAAACATTCGGGGTCAATTTTTTAAAATGGACATTTTTAAAAATGTCCAAAAATGAATTCATCGAGATTATCTTTTTTCGGGTGACTGAAAAATATTCCGATTTTTTTATTGACATATTCCAAAGCATTTTCAATGCGAAAAAATTAAATATATTTTTTGTAAAAAAAATATTTTTTTCTGAAATTCGGGTTTTTTGAAAACCGGGCTTTGGACATTTTTTCAATTTGTGCAAAAAAAATTGAAAAACGAAGGGAAAAATTTGAAATAACCCCTACAATTTATCTAGGAGAGCAGATTTACAAAAATTTGAAACTAAATTGCACAAAAAAATTGTGCAATTATACACAAATTTTTTATATAAATTGATTAATTTGATCTCTACATGTTTGTAGTAAAAAAATTTACGAATTATTGTCGAATAAAAAAATCAAAATTGCACAATCGGGGTTTTTTGAATATCGTGTAGGGAACCACTTCAAATGAAAATTATGTGCATTTTTTGAAGAGGAGAGTTAAGGGCGTTTCGGATACCTACATAAAGAGCCATTGAAAAAGGTTTTATAAAAGTCCAAAAAACATTCGGGGTCAATTTTTTTTTTTGGACATTTTTATTTTTGTCCAAAAATGATTTTCTCGAGATTATCTTTTTTCACGTGACTGAAAAATATTCCGGTTTTTTTATTGAATTGTACCAAAGCATTTTCAGTGCGGATTTTTAAATATATTTTTTGTAAAAAAAAAATATTTTTTTCTGGAACTCGGGTTTTTTGAAAACCGGACTTTGGACATTTTTTCAATTTGTGCAAAAAAAATTGAAAAACGAAGGGAAAATTTTAACATAATCCCTACAAATTATCTAGGAGAGCATATTTACAAAAATTTGAAACTAAATTGCACAAAAAAATTGTGCAATTATACACAAATTTTTTATATAAATTGAATAATATAATCTCTACATGTTTGTAGTAAAAAAATTTACGAATTATTGTCAAATAAAAAAATCAAAATTGCACAATCGGGGTTTTTTGAATATCGTGTAGGGAACCGCTGAAACGGAAAACTATATGCATGTTTGAAGAGGGTGTTGAAATGCGTTTCTGGTACCTACATTCGAGGTCCTTGAAAAAAAGGAGTTTACAAAAGTCCAAAAAACATTCGGGGTCAATTTTTTAAAATGGACATTTTTAAAAATGTCCAAAAATGAAATCGTCGAGATTATCTTTTTTCACATGACTGAAAAAAAATCAAAGAAAACCCCAAAAATATTTCTAAGCATTTGTGGTGCGAAATTTTTAAAATATTTTTTTCAAAATTTTCATTTTTTTATGCGGACTTCGTTTTTTTTCAAACCCCGGCGCTGGACATTTTTTTGAAATTGTGCAAAAAAATCGCAAAAATCGCGAAAAAATACATAATTTTTTCCTACAAATGCATAGATATCAATGTTTAACAAAACAGCGAAATGTATGTGCACAACTTTTTTGTGCACTTTTTCTTAAAAAATGACAAAAATGATATAATTTTCCCCTCTACATTCCTGAAGCATATATTTTATTGGATTTTTATAAAATAAAAAAAATGAAATTGCACAAAATGTATTTAATAAACAAAAACTTTAGATATATTATTATATATCAACAACAATAATGCCAACGCGAGGAAGAACATTTTGTTTTAGAATTGTAAATTACAAAAAATGTGATTGGAAAATAGTATTAACCCTTAAAACAGAACAAAAATGCGAACATATTTATGCAAACAGAAATGAGAATGAAATCAATGGTTATGTACGATTTGCAAATCCAAAGACAATAGAAACAGTTGGAAAGTTGTTTAATAACCGCGCAATATTAGAGTTTACACGAAAAAATGATGAATACTACAGGGAGTTATATTCAAAATATGAAAAATTCAGTTCAGACAATATTGATGCCCTAGAGAACCGAAATAAAGAACTCGAAGATCGCATCAAAGAAAAAGATAAAATCTTAAATATCGTCGAGACACAAAACACAAAACTGATGCAGAACAACGAGATGATGGCCGAGTTCATAACGGCATTCAAGAATTCGAAGGAGAATGACTCGGAACAAATCAAACAAATCACGAATCTTTGCATGACAATTGCAAAAAACACGCCATCCGTTGTTGTGAATAACAACACAAACAACAATTTCAACCTCAATGTATTTTTGAACGAATACTGCAAAGATGCAGTTAGTATTTTTGACTTTGCGAAAAGTATTCAAATTCAGTTAGAAGATGTTTTGCTGTTTAAACAGTTGGGACACGTCGAGGCGGTTTCTCAAATATTTGACAAGGCATACAAGAACCTTGATTTAAAAATGCGTCCGATGCACTGCACAGACGTAAAGAGAGAAACGCTTTATGTCCGAAATGATGGCGAATGGGTGAACGATGTAACAAAAGAATTATCGAAAAGTGCGATTGAAAAGATTTCAAACAATAGCTACATAAAAATGCAATTGTGGAAGGAGGCAAATCCGGACTATATTACAAACGAAGCGAAAAAAAATGAATATTTGTTGATAATGAAAGAACTCATTGGAGGAACGTCAGACCACCAATTTGAAGAGAATGCAAAGCGTATTATGAAAAATGTTGCAAAAAATACGCACTTGGATCGTACACAAGCGCAAGCACTGATATAAGCGCAAAGCAAGCGCAAAGCACTTAAACCCCTCCGCCCCCGCCTGCATTCGCATTCGCTTCGGTCACTCTCGCATTCGTTTCACCAGAACCACCACATTCTTCATACTCCAATTTGAACTCATTCAAAGCACGAACCATCTCAGTCTTGTTCGCAAAATGATGTCGCTCAATGGTTCTTTTTGTCGAGTCCCATGCGGTCAAAATTTTTTTGCTGGAATATATCATCAAGTATTTAATAAATTCCATATTGGAGTATGCGCAATATTTGCGGATTGCGGTCTGATATTTCTGCAAGATTGCGAACAAGCCTCGTTGGAGAGACTCCGATTCTTGCGGTAAATATATCACATACATTTTGATAATAGTGAAGAACACAGTTTTACTTTGGTCCGAGATATTGAACCTGTTTAAAAATTGTTGAAGGTGCGAGTATTTTTTCAGCTCCTCCTCCAATTCTCGGAGACAATCAATGACCATTTGTTTACCAACCACAACCAACGCTTCATAAATATCTCTCAGTGCGCGATCTTTCATATTGAAATTATCGAGTCGAATGAGTTCATTCGACAACTGGTCTTTATCGATTTCGTTCAAAATGTACTCGTAAATATGAACCTTATTGTCTTCTCTGCTTTGGATTGCAGTGCGCAACGGGCGCAGTTCTGTTTGTTCCATGTGATTGATATAACGGTGAAACCCAGAAAAGAAAGCGTCGCCAAGTCGGCACTCCATACGAATCTCGTTGGTGTTTGTGAGCATTTTATTCGCTTCCACCAACAGCATATCCGTGTCACCCGGCAAGGGGGCTACACTGGTTGAACAATGATACGCAAATTGTTCATAGTATTTCCTCGCTTGCATACATTCCTCCACAATATTATGAATCCTGCGCGCGGCGCCGTAAAACAGGTTTCCGCAGTCATTATTGTGATCTTGAGGATTGCGAGGCATTCCGCCGCCGTGTTCACGCATCCATTGGTAGTAGTGAGGATTGTGGATAACACCCTTCTCGACAGTGCCCTTGGACCAGCTGAAGGCGGTTTTGCACTCGGGGCACCACATCTGGTCACACCCGTCGATTTTGGAGATGCGCGTCCCGCAGGTGGGGCATGGCCGCGAATTTTTGCGTAGTTCTTCGACCGTGTCGACATCCTCTTGTTTGCAGACATGGTCAGCTTTTTCGCCCTCGATAGCCACGAAGCATTTCGAGCAAGTGAATTTCGTGCACAAATCGCACTTGTACTGCGTGGTCAACATGCCGCGACAGCCGTTGTTTTGGCACTGCATGACAAATTTGCGCGCAGATCCGCCAGTGGGATTTTCGTTCATTTCGCGGCGGATGCGGTCTCTTTCTTCGATTAATTTAGAAACAATTTCGCTGTGTTCGCGGATGGTTTTCTGGATTTCGGCAATTTTGAGATCGGATTCGGATTTGTGTGCGTAACGGAGGGCGCCTTCGTAGTATTCGGGGATTTGGGCGATGGCGCGATCGGCAAGGATTGTTTTGCGGTGGTTTTTGTAGTCGTTTTCAATGAAAACCGCGTTTAACGATGCCTTTGTGAATTCGAGGTTCCACCGATTGCGGCAATTCATGCAGTGGGGATCGGCGGCGACACTTGTCAAATAGGTGCGGATACACTCTTTGCACCCGGAAAATGAACAGCTGGCAAAGTAACAAGTTACGGGTGCGCGCGTGGACTTGTTGAAATCGGCGCAACAAATGGGACACGAAGAAGACATTTTTATTTTATAAAGTTATATATAATAAAGAATTGGAAATGGAAAGACTTTGTTTAGTTTTCGATATGGACGAGGCGATTTTGCACTACTTTGAGAAAAGCGAAAACGAAAATGAAAATGAAAATAGATTAAATAATGAAGACAGTGAAAATGAATTCACAAACGTGATCAACCCGGGTGACAGACTTAGTTTTCGACCGGGTTTTTGGGATTTCCTGAAATATGTGAGAGAACAAGAGGGTCGTATCGTGATTGGGATGTGGACATTTGGAAACAAACCGTACGCGACGGCATTGAGGCCATATTTTGACAAAGACGAGATGTTTGAGTTTTTGTACACGGTGGAAGACCAGCGGCCAGAAATGCAAAATAAAGAGTTGACACATGTTGTAGAGAATTTCGACGACGACATGAGAGAGAGGCTGGGAATTAGCACGAGACTTCCGAAAAACATTTTTTTGGTGGACAATCGGCCTGAAAATATATACCACGAAGTAAACAGAAAGAACGGAATCATGGTTGAGTCGTTCATGGGGAACAACAACTCGGACACGATGTTTGAAAATCTGGAGAAAATCTGCGAGTCGTTGTTGTCGAGAGGCAAGATTCCGAGCAATTATATGCAAACATTTAAAATTGGAAACAAGAAAATGGTGTTGGCGAGCATCGGATCCAAGTTTGATGATGGGCTGCGCCCGATTGTGTATTCAAAGCGGTCGTCGAGATCTAGAAAGCGTCGTAACACGGGTGGCGATAGCGATAGCAGCAGCAATAGCAATCGCAAGAAAACGAAAAAAATCATGGCGAAAAACAGAATAAAAACAAAACGTTTACGTAATTAAAAAAAAATGGGTGTCGCAGCATCAACCACATTAGTAAACTATGAGAATGTAAAAGAGCCAAACAATATTTTGATCCACATTATGGAAGAAAACCAAAAACTACTCATAATGGGCACATTGACAGCCGAAATGGAGACTGAGAGAATCAACGAAATGTTGTCAAAATACGAGTATGACACAAAACTCGTGGTTTACGGAAAAAACAGTCGGGATTATGAGAAGTTGTTGGAAAAACAGAAACAATTAAAATCACTTGGTTTCCGGAATGTCACCATATATTTGGGAGGTATGTTCGAGTGGTTGTTGTTGCAAGACGTGTATGGAGCGAAAGAATTCCCCACAACGCCTGGCATAAAACCTGACCTGCTATCATTTAAATAAAGTAATCATAAATTAATTAATCACAACCGAAACAAAAATGACTATAACAAAAGAGCAGCGCGTGCCACGAGGAAGGCCAAAGACCCTTGATTTCAAAACAAAACAGGAATACTTTCGACACTATTACAGGAACAATCGTGATAAATGGAACCACGACTTTTTTTGCGAGACTTGCGAACTGTATTCCTCGTTTGCGAATAAATCGAGACACAATAAATCCAAGTTTCATTTGGGCAAGTTAGCGGCGAAATCCGAAAAAAAGGCATCTGAAAAAAAAGAGGAACCTGAAATAAAATTACAACTTGTATTTCCGGAAGACGATATAGTTGCATAAAAATTTCATAAATTAATAAAAACTATTAATACCCCCCCCCCCAATCAAATATTATTTTTTTTGTTGTACGAAAAAAAAATGAGCAAAAGTGCTTCTGCCTCCTCTTCTGATATTGATTTATCGAAACAATATCAAAAAAAGACTGACAAACAGCACATCCTGGATAATCCGGACACTTATATTGGGTCGATCGAAAATGTGGACGAAACCATGTGGGTTTACAACGACGCCTTGGCTAAAATCGTACCGTCAAAAATCCACTACATCCCTGGTCTCTACAAACTGATGGACGAAGCCATTGTGAATTGTCGCGACCATGTGATCCGCATGATCCAAAAACACAAGGCCGACGATGTTAACAACAAACTCGTCTCCTACATTCATGTAGACATTGGCGACGACGGCACCATCACGATGGAAAACGACGGAAACGGGATCGACGTGGCGAAGCACCCCGAGTACGACGTGTGGATTCCGCAGATGATTTTTGGCGAACTCCGCACATCGACGAATTACGACAAGGACGAGAAGCGAATTGTCGGAGGCAAGAACGGATTCGGTTTCAAACTTGTGTTGATCTGGTCCGTGTTTGGTAGCATCGAGACGGTGGACCACACTCGCGGCCTCAAGTACTTTCAAACTTTCAGCCGCAATTTGGACGAGATTAGTGCGCCAGTCATTACGAAAGTAAAGACCACGAAGCCGTATACGAAGGTGACATTCAAACCAGACTATCGCCGTTTCGGCATAGAGGGACTGACCCCCGACATGATGGCGCTCTTGAAAAAACGTTTTTACGACATTTGCGCGGTTACGGATCAGAATGAGAAGAAGATCAAGTTTACATTGAACGAGGTGCCATCGTCGATCAAGAACTTTCAGCAGTACATTGACATGTACATTGGGCCAAAGGAGGAGTCCAAACGCGTCTACGAGGCGTCCGAGTGCGGTCGTTGGGAATATGCGGTGGCCATGGCGCCCAACCAAGAGTTTATGCAAGTGTCGTTTGTGAACGGCATCTGCACATATAAGGGTGGCAAACATGTGGATTACGTGGTTGGCCAAATTGTGCGCAAACTGAGTGACTACATTGAGAAGAAAAAGAAGATCCGAGTGAACATGTCGACGATCAAGGAGCAACTCATCCTGTTTTTGCGCTGCGACATTGAGAACCCAGCGTTCGACAGTCAGACGAAAGATTTCATGAACACGCCTTCGAACAAGTTCGGATCGACTTGCACGGTGAGTGAGGGATTTATTGAAAAAGTGGCGAAAATGGGTGTGATGGACACGGCGTGCGACTTGACACAGGTGAAAGAGAAGAGTTCGGCGGCGAAAAAGACGGACGGATCCAAGACCCGCACGGTGCGCGGTATCGAGAATTTCATGGATGCGAACCTCAGTGGCACGGTGCAGTCGGACAAATGCATCTTGATTTTGTGCGAGGGACTTAGTGCCATGTCCGGAATTGTGTCCGGATTATCGTCGGAGGATCGCAACATTATTGGAATCTACCCGTTGCGCGGCAAACTGCTGAATGTGCGCGGCGAATCCATCAAAAAGATCACGGACAACAAGGAGATCACAGATCTGAAGAAAATCCTGGGACTCGAAAACGGGCGCGATTACAAGACCATCGAGGACGTTCGTCAGCACTTGCGTTACGGAAAGATCATGATCATGTGCGATCAAGATACGGACGGCTCCCACATCAAGGGGCTTTGCATCAACTTGTTCCATTGTGAGTGGCGCTCTTTGACACAGATCCCCGGATTCATCTCGTTCATGAACACGCCGATTTTGCGCGCCACCAAGGGCGCAACGACCCTTTCCTTCTACAACGATGGAGAATACAATGCGTGGAAAGCGGCGACGGCGGACGCAGCGGCGTGGAAGATCAAATACTTTAAGGGTTTGGGAACATCCAAGTCGGACGAGTTCAAGGAGTATTTTGCAAACAAGAAGATTGTGGATTTCATGTACGAGCAGGCGAACAGCGACGACGTGATCGACATGGTTTTCAACGACAAGCGCGCAAATGACCGCAAGACGTGGTTGATTGAAAAGTACAACAAGGAGTCGTATTTGGACACGAGCAAGACGCACGTCGGTTATAGCGAGTTTGTGGACAACGAGTTGATCCATTTCAGCAATTACGATTGTGCACGATCGATTCCGTCGATGATTGACGGGCTCAAAATCAGTTTGCGCAAAATCTTGTACAGTGCGTTTAAGCGTCGACTTACGAGCGAGATCAAGGTGGCGCAGTTTTCGGGATATGTGTCGGAAAACAGTTCGTACCACCATGGCGAGGCGAGTTTGAACGGGGCGATTATAAACATGGCGCAGAATTTTGTCGGATCCAACAATATCAATTTGCTAGAACCCAACGGCCAGTTTGGAACAAGGCTTCAGGGAGGCGACGACTCGGCGTCCGAGAGATATATTTACACCATGTTGAACCCCTTGACGCGGGCTCTGTTTCCCGAGGCGGACGACGCGATCCTCCATTATTTGGACGATGATGGCACCAAGGTCGAGCCCGAGTTTTATGTGCCGATTATTCCCTTTGCTCTGGTGAATGGAATCAAGGGCATTGGCACGGGATTTTCTTGTTCGGTGCCGCCCTACAACCCGAGAGATTTGATCAACAACATTCGAAACCGCCTGACTGGGCAACCGATGATCGAGTTGGTCCCCTATTTCGAAGGTTTCAAGGGCACGGTGGAGAAAATTGAGGCGGACAAGTATTTGATCAAGGGTTTATATGAACGAATAGGGCCGGACACCATTGTAATTACAGAGTTGCCAGTTGGAAAGTGGACAATGCCCTACACGAAACAGTTGGAGGAAATGATGGACGGAGTTGCGGACAAGGATGGAAAGAAATCGGCGCCGATCATCAAAGAGTTTACGTCGCTTTGCACCGAGGTGAATGTGAATTTCACGGTAGTTTTCCCCAAAGGCCGACTGGACGAGATTGTGGCCTCGGAAGGTGGCGTGGAGAAGGTGATGAAACTGACGACCACCATCAAGACGTCGAACATCCACATGTTTAACGCCCAGCGCAAGTTGAAAAAGTACGAGCATGTGGAGCAGTTGATTGACGATTATTTTGGAGTGAGATACGAGGCGTATCACCGGCGCAAGTTGGCGCTGATTGAAGATATGTCGAATCGCGCCCTTTTACTCACGAACAAGGCGAGATATGTCGAGTATGTGTTGATTGACCGGATCGATTTGAGACGCAAGTCTGCAGAGGCTGTGACAACAATGTTGTTGAACAATGGGTTCGACATGATTGATGGAGACTTCAAGTATTTAGTGAAAATGCCGATGGACTCGGTGACTGCCGAGAATGTGGACAAGTTGCGAAACGAAAGAGACCAGACATTGAGAGAGCTGGAGGTTCTGAAACAGACTACTTTAGAACAAATGTGGTTGCGCGAGTTGGATGTGTTGGACGCGAAATACCAGGATTACAAGAAGTTGAGGGAGGAACTACAGATGGCTGTTCCGGCGAAGGCGAGCGATAAGAAGAAATCCAAAAAGAGAACCTACGGAGAAAGCGCATAAAGAAAAAATCTATTACAACATATCACATATTTATGTATCCACTCAACCATCATATTGGATTTAAAATTGTTGTTTCATTTTTTATGTTTGCAGAATATCAAAGTCGCAATGCTTATAGACGTGCTAAAATAAATTTGCTTAAAAACCAACAAAAAATTAAATTAAATTAAATTAATAAAAATATAGTAGTATAAGAATGTCTGCAATGTTAAATATGCGTTCGAGCCGGCTTTGGTGTCTCAACCGAGCGCCAATCAATTATGCGAAGCTTCAAACGGCCACAAATAATCCCAACATAAGCGCAAAAATGCGCTACTCTCAAATTGTCAACACCCCAGCGAACCAGCGAACTATTCAAGGAAAAGTGGTTCAGCGGACAATTGCACCCCTGACAAACTAATTTCTTAGCGTGTGGTATAGAGAGAGAAATATGACAAAAAAACCGATTCGGCAACTGGATGGGTACTATTATATAGGTGGTAGACGCTGGAAAGAGCTCTTCGGATCACGAGAGCAAGTTTATAACGAAACGGCATACAAGACGGCAGGAAACCTTACGAAGAAAGACCTTTTTTTCAATAAGAACGGCCGAATAGTGAGTGCAAAGAAGCACAAAACGGCTTCAGCCGAGAGACGTTTAGAAAAATATGGCTACTCTGCACGAAAAGGAAGGTTCGGCTACGTTCGAAAGACCCAGAAGAAACGAAATTTTAGCCCCGACGATGAGATGTAAAAAAAGTATTTAGGTAGTATATAAAAAAACAAAAGATGCACACAAGACATGACGACGGCAAATATCACATCGATGGACACACTTACGCAGAACTTGTAGGTTCTAGGGCTCAAGTTTACCACGGATCCGCTTTTCGCACCAGCGGGGGCTTGACAAAGAAGGATATCAGAATGAATAAATGGAACCGACTTGTGTCAAAGGCCAAGTCGATGAAGGCCAAGAAGGAGAACCGCTTAGAGAAAAATGGTTTCTTCGCCAAGAAAGGCCAATTCGGAGTGGTCAAGATGGACGCCTCTGCCTGCCGCGGCAAGAGTGCCAAGAAGTGCCGCAAGACATCTGGCTGCAAGTATGTTAGTGGAAAGAGCCGCAAGTACTGCAGAACCGCCAAGGCCAACAAATAAAATATTGAATTGTTTTGATAATAATATAAAAAAAAGTTTATATTGTTATTAGAAAAAAAAATGGATATGGACATCGAAACAAATAATTTAGTAGAAGTAAACCCGGATACAGAGGAACAGCGCCGAAACACCTTAATGGACGCAGTCGCCGCCGTATACGAGAAATACAAATCAAACGAGTACATGGAGGCAAAAGTGTACAATTTCGTGGTTAACCAGCTGGCAGCGACTTTAGAAAATATCGAGAGAAACCACCAAGAGAGACTGCAGCGAATTGGCGAACTCACCACGGACCAAAACATGTTTATCCAGTCGTTCCTCTTTTACAATCGCTACTTTTACCACCCCAGTACTGAAAACTTTTTTTATTACGATGGAGAGCACTACTTGCCGTATAGCGAGGACAATGTGATTTACAATATATTATCGACAATAAGCCGAGATGGAAACCTGATGTCGTGGAAGCAGAAGACGAAGGTGTCAATCATGAAACGAATCAAAGACAATCACATCTACCAGTCGATTCCGGAATCGGCGACAATCCAGGGCGTGCTCGGCCGACTGTATCCGGCGGTCTTTTCGACCAAGGCCGCGGCAAAATATTTCCTCACGATTCTTGGGGACAATATATTGAAGAAGGAGACGTCGCTGATTCACATCGTGTCGGGCGCGGCGAAGCCGCTGATCAACAATCTGAACATTTTGTGCCAAACGTGGTTTGGGACCAATCCGTGCCAGTCGTTCAAGTACAAATACCATGCGGAGCACAATTATAGCCAGATCCGAATGCTCACGTCGGTGTCGACTGCGGCATGCGAGATCGGACTCGACATGTTGTGTGTGGCGTGCCATTATTCAAATCGGTACCAGAGCTCCGACAACTATTTATTGAAATTCAGCAACGAGGATGCTCTCATCAATTCGGTAATGTACCTGAAGAACTTGACGCCCGAGTCTTTGGTGGACATGTTTATCAACGAGTATATCCGGGTGACGCCTGCCTTTGGCAGACTCTCGGTGGGTCACGAACTCATCAACGAAATCGTTTTTAAGCCCACGCAGATCACGTGGAAAAACATGTATTACTTGTGGCGGCACTTTTTAGAGTCGAAACAGTTGCCGAGTGTGGTGTTTACGGCGAAACTGAAAACCAGATTGATTGAGCGCATGCACAGACACTACGACGCCGACCAGGACTTGTTTCAGGGGGTTAATAGCAAGTATTTGCCGAATGTGTGCAAGTTTTTGCAGTTCTGGGATGAGACCATGGTGGAGGATGAGACGGAGATTGAGTTGGAAATTGGAGAGATCGCAACTCTTTTCAAGATGTGGCGCGGAAATACGACGAACATGTGCGAGAAACAGATTGTGGACATAATCGGTTATTTTTATCCCGAGGTGGAGATCGATGACAACAAGTTTATTTACAAGATGCGAAATACGTTGTGGGACAAGCAGATGGATATTCAGGTTGCAATGAACGAGTTGAAAGAGACGACGAATGAACCGATTTCGACGTACGATGCGTATGTATATTATTGCGGGAAGAGCAACCCCACTGGGATGTTTGTGAGCAAATCGTATTTTGACAAGTACATAAAGGAAACCAAGGTGTTCAGCGAAGCTTCCGTTTTTTGATCCTTCCTTAAGGGCGGCAAGGAGTTCACTTCCGATAGTCCTTCCTCTTTTTTTCTTTAACATCATAAAAATAAGAAAAGAAACGTTTTCAATGTCGATCAAAAAAGAGTGGGATGACCAATATATCGAGTTTGTTGTGCGCCATGCCGACAAACCGTGGAAATGGGAGTCTCTCAGTTGCAACTCAAATATTTTATTCGAGCATGTGTTAAAATATCCATGGTTGCCTTGGAACTGGTATTCTATAAGTTTCAATCCAAATATAACTTTCCAAAATGTTTTGGATAATCCAGATAAACCATGGGACTGGAACCCCCTAAGTTTGAATAACAGCATCACATGTGAAGACGTGATGAATAATCCGAATTATCCATGGAATCCAGAAATGTTATGTTACAAGAAATCACTGAATATCGAGTTTCTCGAGTTTCTTGAACAGCGATATGGACCCAAACAATTGTATTGGTATGCTATCACCGAGAACAAAAATATAACACTCGATTATATGCTGCAGAATCCGGACAAACCATGGTCTTGTATTAGCATCAATCCGAATGTCACATTCGAACAAACACTCAAACATAGCGAGGTGAATTGGGATTGGTATGTGCTAGGCGGACACGAAAATGTCACATTTCAACATATTTTGCAGAATCCGGATAAATTGTGGCATCCACAAGAGATAAGTTACAACCCAAACATAACAATTGACCATTTGTTTGAGCTATATGGAAGTGAACCGCCGTATTTATATAAATTTTTTGATTGGCATTCTCTAAGTGGACGCACAACAATGGATGGCATACTACGTTACGTAAATTATCCTTGGAAATGGGAACAAGTAAGTAAAAACCCAAATATCAGATTGGAGCATGTATTGCAAAACCCGGAATTACCATGGAACTGGAAAGAGTTGAGCAGTAATGAAAACATTACATATGAGGACGTGATGCGACATCCAGAGAAGCCGTGGGATTGGGAATGGCTTGTAAAGAATCCGAATTTTATGTTCGTACATATTGAAAACAATCTGGACAAAGTTACGAACTGGAAAAATATTTCTTCCAACACGATGAAACTGGGCAAACAGCGGTTTATTCGCGACAAACTTTCTAGCTACAGACTTTTGTTGAAACAACTTGCAAGACAAAAACCAAACGTGCCTGGAGATATTTTCAACTTGGTGGATTGCTATTTGTAGAAAAAAAATAGTTTAAATATATGTTCATTTTATAAAAAAAAATATGAAATTAACAGTAAATTTTTGTGTACCAACAAATATGCCTTCATTCGAATTAAATAATATTGAAAACAATACAACCATTGAATCATTACGAGCAGCAATTGTTCAACAACGCCCCGAACTTGCAAAATATTTTGTGCGTTTGGTCTTGGGTACAACCGAAATGTTTGATGGCAAATGTTTGTGCGATTATAATTCAGTTACACCGGTAATAACTGCAGTTGCAATGCAAAGATGATTTTACTCAGACAAATAGTCGTCGTCGTCGTCGTCGTCGTCGTCGTCGTTGTCGCATTCACCCTCGGAGTACTCGGCCAAAACTCTGTCGTTAAGTTCGTCGTCGACTTCTAAAAGTTGTTCGAGTTGGTGACCCGCCAAAGAATCCATCACCTTAACAGACTTGCCCGTGTTCATATAACGCACACCATTCACAAGCACACCATCTTTAAACGCGCCCTCTTCGATAATGCTATTGATGCGGTCAATGCACAACCCGTTTACTAATTGGCCATTTTCAAAAACACCTTCTTCGAAGTTGCCATTTTTACAGAGTCGAATACCTTTTGTAAACTTTTCGTTAATGAACAAACCTTCTTCGACGATTCCGGACTCAGGATGGAAGAAGACGCCATTTTTGAGACCTCCCCCAGGGTAAAAAGTGCCCTTCATAATACCACCGTCTTCCGAGAAATGGAGGCCATATTTGATGTTATCGGCGGCTCGCTTGATTGTTCCGTCATCGTTCAACTTAAATTTACCGTAGTTATATTTGAGAGAAGATTTCGCATGCATTCCGAGTCCCATAAACATCTTGTGAATCAAAGCAAGGTGGGTTCTTTGTCCGTAATAGACCTGCGCCCTGGAGTTAAGTAAAACGCCAATATGGGCTTGGTAAGATTTGTTGATCTCGGGAGTTACCGGGATTTGGTTGTGAAGTTTGCGAAGTAACGAAAGCATGGTAAAATTTATTTATGAAATTATGCAAAAAAAAATCATAAATAAATTTTTAACAATGAGACGAATCAAGGCGTTTTTAAAGAGTTTGTTGGCGGGGGCGTTTATAGGATTGGTGCTGGGGTCCGTAAACGTGTTATTTGAGAAAATCTTTGCAATAAAAATATAAAAAAAAATGTTTTTTGTAAAATATTTTTTTTTAACTGCGCATCTTCGAGGTGTAAATGGATTTTTACGAATCACTACTGTCGCCTTTATTTCTTTTTGTATCGGATATTTTTTTGTGTTTTGTTAAGTAAAAAATTAATCAACCTAACAAACGAAACGTTTTTTTGCAAAAGTTTTTCAAATTTTTGTATATTTACATTTTCGATTCCCACTTGAGTCAAACATTTTATAATAAATAATCGCTGGAACATGATATCGTAATGAGCGACAGGATCGAGCATATTTTCACTTATAACTCCTATTTTTTGTTTTTGTTTCATACGCTCTAAATAATTTTGGTCGTCGGCTGATGTGAGTATATAGTACTCTTCAAATTTCGAAGGCATGTCGACGAACAATTTTTCGTGTGCAAAGTACGCATACTTTGAAACGAGACCATTTGCAACTTTTGTATCAAAACTGGTATAACTGATATTTAGGCGCTGAAATAAATCGGTATCTAGTGCTCCGTAAACAAGTATTTCGTGCCACACCATTATTTTGTCAAATATACCGTGCCATTCAATTTGATCAATTTCATTTTTGTAAATAGTCGAACAAATCATTTCGAAAATTGATTTTACAAAGGGACTCTTTTCAATAATTTTTTCGATTGTTGCGAAAAAAGTGAAAGGCAAAATATGTGGTGTGGGTAAAAATTTCCACTTTGTATTTCGATCAGTTAGTATTGAACCGGTGTCAATCCCTGATAAAAACAAATATGTGTTTGCAATATCATACTCGGTACTATAGTGGGGCACTCGTTTTGACGCCATTTGCAGCCGAGAGTCAAAGTCGGAAACTTGATTAAAATCCAACATACCGATACAAAGTTTTTTGTTTTTTTCACAGAGAAGAAACTCGGTGTCTTGTAGTATAATTTTTGTGTCGATAGTTAGCTTGAAAAAATGCACTATCATTATTTCAGCAAGTGCCGAACATTTGTGAAGAATGTAAAATAGCCGATTCCAGTATTCAACCTGGTCGATATCGGTGAGCTTTACCTTTCCATTTTCACAATCGTCCGATGTTGCGGAAAAAAGTAAATAAGGAGGTGGATGTACTTCCGGGTTGGTTTTTGCGAAACAATCCAGTCTATCCGGACGAATAATTGATTTGAAAAGTTTTAGTCTTGGATATTCCATTTTTTGCATATTGTATACACAGGCTCCGGGTTCTTGTGTGTAATCAATCGGTTGAGGAATGATGAATTGTTTGTTTTTATAAGACTCTAACTGACTATAAAGACGTTTATGTGCTCTAAATTCATGCTGAAATACTTCGTCACATCCGGTTTCTTCTTCGTGGCTCGATAAATAATGTAATTTTGAAACAATGCCTGGTTTGTTTTTATTATAGAGTATTTTGCCATAGGAGCCTTCGCCAATAATAATGGAAGTTGTCATTTTATATTTTGTTTTATGAAATATACATAAAAAATAATCAATAAAAAAACGGAATGAAAATTTTAATTTAAAAAAAATTAAGTATTCTTGTAAAAAGTCCACGCCGATAAAAGAAAAGTCGCAACACCACCAAAAGTATACAACCAAATGCCAGATTTTTCTTTCGCGCGTCGAATCAGTTCATTGCGCAAAGATTTTATTTCAATATGGATTGATCTGCCTGAACTTGGGGTTTTACTATTTTTCAGGCGTAGAAGAGCAATACCGCCTTTATACAAAAGTAATTCATCAACTCCTGAAAGAAAATAAGAGTCCGAAGACTTGTCCCTGTTCAGCATGGAAAGTACTTCAGTCACATTGTCTAACGCGTCGATCTCCTTGAGTTTGATGTCTTGTCGAACCGCTGCAATGACACTGTAGAGATTCTCATCATCGTACTCCTCCAACATTGTTCGATATATCTATGCAAAAATTTTATGACAAAAAAACCTTTCATAAAATAAATATTATTTACAATGTCGCGGTTTCTAAAACTTTCAACACAGCTTGTCAATTTGTCATATATAAAACGCATCGAGCACTCTGAAAAAAAAATAGTTATAAAATTACAAGAATATAATTATAAAGGTTTTATGCTATTTGGGTTTGGTCATTTCGAAACAGACAACTATCAAATAACACTGTGTGTCGAAAAAAACTCGGTAGATTACAATATAGTCAAAAAGTGGATTGATCAGGATTTATCACAAAAATAAAAGATGCCATTTGATATTATTGTAGGAGTGCATGCGGACAACTGGGCAATTGGCGCCGAAGGGAAGATTCCCTGGAAATGCCCGGCGGACATGAAATTTTTTAAGGAAGTGACGACAACAACGCGGGATCCGGCGAAGACCAACGCAATAGTCATGGGCCGGACAACATTCGAGTCGATGGGCAAGCCTCTGCCGAACCGATTGAACGTGGTTTTGTCGAAGACGCCCTTGAGGGTTGATTCGCGGAAAGAAGGGGTATTTTTCATGCAAGATTTCAACGAAGCGATCGAACAGTTGGAAGAAATGCCCGAGATAGAGACGATTTATGTGATTGGCGGCGAGATGGTTTATCGACAGGCGATAAGTCATCCGAAATGCGACAAAATATATTTAAACACGATACACAAGTCGTGCGATTTGTCGAAAGCAGACCGGTTTTTCCCGGAGATAAATAAATACGATTTCGAGTTGATCAAGAAGGCCTCGATCGATTTGTGTGTGACTGCATATTTGTATAAAAAGTATATGATTTAATTAAGGATTTTTGTTTTTTTTCTTAAACGGCGCCGAGTTCGTTTGTTGCCGGCTTCTTGATACAAATGTGTAAATTTTCGTGTGCCTACTGTTCCTGTAAAATTTTTATCATCCGAATTAAACATTTTTATTTCAACAAGTTTTTGAAATGTTTGAATCAGTTGAATCATTCCATCGACACCGTTATCAAGAAATACATCCATTTCTTCAATAATTTGTTTGCGCGACTTGTATGGTTCTAACAAACGTTTAAAGGCATACCATAACTGAAATTGTGTGCAAGAGCCGGAATACTTCGTACCCCGTAAACGACTTTGGATGGCAAATGGGCAAATATCAATTTGTCCAACAAACTCAAATGTGTACTTTTCGTTACCAAACATTTCTATAACCAACTTTTCGATTTCTTCTTCAATATTGTATTCATCTGAAAATGTGGATGAATCAAAATGTTCAATAATAATATGCGTTTTGCCGTCTTTATTCTTTTTACCAGTTATGTCAATTATAATAATTGTTGCATGGGTGTATTCTTCCGCATGGATTTCAAGCGGGATAGCAATAAGTTTTGATTTGCACTGTTTTACAATTTGATCTTCATAGTATTGTTTCGGGTCAAGATACACAAATGACAAATTTGTTCTACCTGCATTTCTAAATATTTTAAACTTTTTTTCTTCATGTTTATACACAATATAATGAAGAAAGCATAATTGATCAGAACGGATTGTTTTAAAAATTTCTTCAATAATGCTTCTATCCAAAAACCACTCATGCAAAAGATTGTCAAACTTTTCTGGAATATCTCTTTTTTTGGTTGTGCTCAAAACCCCGTTCAAAGTTGAACAAATATCAAGAGCTTTTGCTCTAATAATACTCGGATTATTTGTAACCAAATTTTCGGTACATTTATTAATGTTGTCTTGCTGTTCTGTTTTTTCTTTTTCGTTTTCTTTTTCGGGTTGATCTTTTATTTTGGCTGGACATAGATCTTCCAATAAATCTTGTGCTTTTTTCTGAACTCTCTTTGAAAAAAGTGATTTATCTTCGGAGGGATTATTAGATGATGTTGATAACCATTCAAGGTCTAATAAATAGTTGGTAAATTCTGTATTTTCAGTATCAAGACAATTTTTTATTTGGTCTTTTGTATTTTTAACTTCCTCTTTTGAGAAAAAATAATAATGTTTTTCTAAACTTCCTGGATTTGTCACTTCTCTTTCTATGAGTCTCAGATCTGAATCAACTTCTTTATTATTCGAAATATCTGTCCGCAGTTCGGCCATATTGTTAGCTTTCATTTTACGACGGTCGTTTGGATCATCATAGTGCCACCCGCCTCCTTTTTTCTTTTTTCGTGAGAAAATATTACACCTTTTCTCATTTAAAACGCCCATTTTTTTTCTTCTACCGCCGCTTATTGGTGACTCAAATAATTTCATCGGATGAATGTCGTATGTTTCTGCGTCCACGCGAAACACAGAGGGGCTCATCGATTGATTACTATACTCAATCGAACTTGGCGCCGTGGGACTTGGTGCGGTGGGACTTAGAGTCAACGCAGTCTGAGTATCTCCATTCGGAACCGCCGCACCAAATTTCCGCATAATGTCATCAAACATCTCTCGACTGGTCGAGTACTGATTACGTGTTTTGCCGGTTTGCGTGTACCACAACAATGTGTTCAAGGGATGACTATATTCTTTCGCGGCCTCAAAAAACGAAAGGCGATCGATCGTTTGGATCAAGGATTCTCGAGTAAAAAATCGTCCAAACAATTGCGGGTCATGTTGCATTCTACCGGATACGCACATATTTGCATAAACCTGGAACAACATGTAGTCTACATAATCGGAGTCGTCAATTGTAATGCGTTTCAACGTTTTTTTCGAGAGCGGATCTCTCTGAATCTTTTGTATAAAGTTTGGATCGAGATCAATCAGCTTAAAATTTCCAAGCCCATCGATACACAAATTCGGAATTTTTATGTCAGTGTTGACAAGACCATTTGCCACTATTTTTTCTTCGATGAATTGACGGAGATTGGAAAACATATTCACAAAATCACTGCCATAATACACAAAAATTTTGTCGCTGCAATTGCTTTGCTCAACCAAATACGATACTGGTGAAACTTGTTTGTCGTCAAAGAGTCTTACAAATTTGCTCAGTGTGAGAGGTTCTTCAAACTCTTTGACTTTTACAAAATATATCATGGGCGAAATGCCTCTCTGTCCAAATTCGTAATACAACTTGAGTTCGGCATAAATATCGGCCGGACTGCCTTTGGAAAATTCAACAATCATAAAATCTTTGTAAGAATTTCGCGGCTGTACAATTGAATAAGTACCCGACTGTTTGGTTGCAGTTTGAACAGCTCTCTTTGCGACTTTCGATGTTCCTTTTGCAACAGGGGTTGATGCTTTAAATGATTTGGTTGGCATTTATTTGCTGAAACTAGGTATCTATAATATGCTCTCCGAAAATAAAGTATAAAGAAAAATCTCGATGATTTCTGTATATAATGAAACTGTTAATCGTAGAATCAAGCAGCAAATGTGGGAGCATCGAGACCTATTTGGGCTCCAATTATAAATGCATCTCTTGCAATGGCCATATCCGCCACATAGACGACATGAAATGCATCGACACGAAAAATAACTTTGAAACGAGATACAAAGTCGATCCAGACAAAAAAGCTCACATCAAAAAGATGCACGCGGTCATCTCTCAATTTGCAAAACAAGACATTATTCTTGCAACCGACCACGACAGAGAGGGAGAGGCCATCGCGTGGCACATCTGCGAAGTTTTCGACTTGCCTCTCGAAACCACGAGCCGCATCGTTTTCCACGAGGTTACGAAGATTGCGCTAAAGAAAGCGATCGAGAGCCCGCGCACAATCGATATGAACATGGTGAGAGCCCAGCAAGCAAGACAAGTTTTGGACATGTTGGTTGGATTCAGCATCTCTCCACTTCTTTGGACGTATGTAAACAACAACTCGTTGTCCGCTGGCCGCTGTCAAACGCCGGCTCTCCGATTAGTTTACGAGAACGAGTTGGAAGCAAGAGAGAAAGAGAGCCGCGCACAGAAACACAAAATATCGGGCTGTTTTTTTCCGCAAAACTTGATGTTCGACCTCGACAAGGATTTCGAGACCCCCGACGAAGTGAAAGAATTTTTGAATCTTTCGACAACACACCAACACAAATTTGTTGCACACGCGCAGAAGCTCTCGGAACGCTCGCCGCCAAAACCTTTCAACACCTCCGCGATTCTCCAGGCGGCAAACAATCTCTTTCACATGGGTGCCAAGGAGACGATGGCGTGTTGTCAAACCTTGTACCAACTGGGTCATATCACTTATATGCGAACCGAAAACCGCAAATACTCGCCGAGTTTCATTGAAACTGCCTCTACCTATATAAGCAAACAATGGTCCGCGAAACACGTCAATCCGAATTTGTTAGACATGCATGGAAACAAGGATTCGAACAATCCGCATGAAGCGATTCGCGTCACGAATGTGAACATGAGAGACCTGATATTGATCGGATCGGAACACAAACATGTTGCGAAAGTGTACAAAATGATTTGGCAAAATACGATTGAGAGCTGCATGGCGTCGGCGATTTTCAACACGATGCCTCTCGAGATTGATGCACCCCGTGGTTATAAATATAAACACACTCTCTCGATACCGAAATTCAAAGGGTTCTTGGATTGTGATCCTGCCACGGACTCTGTCGTAAAAACAACAACGCCAGAATTGTTCTCATCCATGTCGATGCGATTCCAGTCCTCGAGAGACATTCAATACAATTATATTCAAAGCACAGTGGGGTTTACAAACAAACACTCTCGATACACGGAGGCGAGTTTGATCAGCAAATTGGAGGACCTCGGAATCGGTAGGCCGTCTACATTTTCAATGTTGGTCGATGTGATTCAGACGCGCAAATATGTAGAGAAGAAAGACATTGAGGGAACCAAACAGACATGTGTTGAGTACATGTTGAGAGGAGGAGAGAAGGAGATCAAAGAAAAGATTTGCGAAAAGGTGGTGGGCGCAGAGTACAAAAAGTTGGTGATCGACCCGATGGGGACAGTTGCGATCGAGTTTTTGTTGAAATCTTTCGAGAGCCTGTTTTCGTATAATTACACGAAGGAGCTCGAAGAAAGACTGGATCGCGTGGCAGCTGGCGAAGAGTTGTGGTACAAGGTTTGCGAGGACTGTTATCGAGAGATGAAGCAGCAGATCAAACGAATTGGAAAAGGAGAGAGGAAGACGTATACGTTGGCGGACACGGAGCAATATGTGTTGGTCTTTTGCAAGGCGACGACGGCGAATAAAAACAGTTTTGTGCTGAAAGACAAACATGCATCCGGTGTTTACAAAACGGTCAAGAGAGATTTCAAGTTTGAGATGGAGAAATTGGAAGCGGGAGAATACACGTATGAGGAGCTTGCTGAAATTGATGACCGAGTTTTGGGGACATGGAACGGCCAAGAGATTAAATTGAGAGTGGGAAAGTTCGGACCTTACCTCGAATATGGAAACGATGAAATTCGCGTGGCATTAAAACAAGAGAGTATCAAAAAGCCTCTCGACAAAATTGAGTTGGAAGATGTTCTCTCGAGTTTAGAGAAAGAGAGCATGTTGCGCGTTCTCACGCCGGAGCTGAGTATTCGCAAGAGCAAGTACGGACCATATATTTATTACAAGACGGAGAAAATGAAAAAGCCGAAATTTTTCGATCTAAAAAAATATACAGACGATGTTATGAAAGCAGAGAGCCATGAGTTGGTGGAGTGGATTACGAAAACGCATTTGTCATAAAAATATTTTTGTTTTTGCGTCATAATTATTGTAATCTCCCCCCCCCCTGAATGCATCTTTTTTCAGAAAAAAGATGAAGATCCATGTTGTCGATGAGGACGAGTCCGGCTTTGACATGGAGAACGTCGGAGAAGTGGGCGACATCATTCATCACAGAACTTGTAACCAAGAAGGCAATAAATATTACAGAATTGTTTTGCGAGAGGGGGTGCGAGAGTTGGTGGAGGAGTTCGAGTTTGGCGAGGAGAAGCAAGTCAGAAAAAAGACAAAACACATAAAACCGAAAAAAATTGTGGTGAAAGCGAAGAGAGATAAAAATATCATGGTAAAATAATAAGATGGAGTGTTCCAAGGGTTTCATATCGGTGATTATTGTGTATGTGGTGGCTCTCATGTATTTATTTCAAACCAACACGAAGTTTTGGGGATATATCATGCTGATCATCGCGTATTTATTTTCGTATGGTTATATTTATCAGTTTAGAGAGCCTTTAACAAAAGGTGCAAAAATGTTTACAGAATATGTGCATGGCGGGGTTGAAGACTTGACGGTAAACGCGTCGTATGGGGTGACACGGTTTGTTACAAACACATTTACGCAAGGGGCTTTGTATACGATTTTTATGTTTTTTATATTGTGTATAGTTTTTTTTAGTTTTTACAGTTTAATAACAATATTGGATGCGTATAGTTTAAAATCGAAAAAAACGGGTTCTTTTAACTTGAAATTAAATAAGCGACAAGAGAGACAGTTAGCACTGTTTGACTGGTCGTTTATTATTGGTAATGTTGCGCTGTATAGTTTTATTTACTACTTGATTGTTGCAGGGAGAGATGGAGTGGAATTCAGACCGTTTAAAGGGTTTCTTTTTCTGGTTGCATTTGTGAGCGTTTGGATTGAGACAGGGGCGTCGTCGGCCTTAAGGATAAGGAAACCTTAGGTTATTCAGCCCTTCGGGCTTACGCTCTTGATCCTTCCTCATTTGAATTTTAAAAAATGGTTTATTGATTGTATTAAAAATTGTTTTACTATAATCATAAAAAGAAGAGAGGAAGGATCATAAGGAAACCTAAGGTTTCCTTATTATATATAGAAACCTTTAACACAATGATCATGACCGACGTTTATGTGATGTACACTCTCCGAATGATAGTGACCGGAATCGTGTTGTTTAGCGCAATCCACTACGGAGCTCTCTTCTTCGACTACAATTTGGCCGAGTATTTCAACCTCGTTTATTTCCGCGCCTTCAACAAGCGCGCATCGATCCACAAGATCATTTATGCTCTCTTCGCCATCTGCGGTATAATTTTGGCCATTGACCGTACAACTTGGCTGCCTTTCTTGGGAGATGCGGTGATGCCCTCGTCATTGGTTCCTCTCAAGACCAATGCCGGAGACACCTCGGTTGAGGTTCACGTCGCGCCGGGCGCAAAGGTTGCCTATTGGGCCGCCAAGCCGGCAAAGGGAGCCGATCAAGTTCCCTTGGTCGAAAAAGCCTACGACGATTTTAGTAATAGTGGAGTTGTTGTTGCCAACGATTTAGGCGTTGCTACTCTCTCGTTTGACAAAGGAACCGATTATGTAGTGCCATCGGGGAAGCATATCAGTAGTCACGTACATTACAGAGAGTTTGACAGCAAATTAGGAATGGCGAAGCCGGTGCAGAGCGTGTTTGTTTGAATTTTGTATCTCTCTTTATATATAGAAACAAAAAATGGTTTTAACAAGAACTATGCAAAATAGGCAACTGCGGAGTCGAACAAAACCATTCGCCACATTTGTTAGTGAAAACAAGACAAAAAAAAAAAAGAAAAGTGCGCCACAAAACCCCTCTCGCAAAGTTGACATTGTGAAACCCCCAAGTGATACGCCAGTCAGTGAAAATAAGACTAAAAAAAAGAAAAACACTCAGCCAGAGCCCTCTCAAAAAGTTGACACCGTGAAAAGAAGATTTACGCGGAGTCAGCTGAACCAACCCCCAAGTGATAAGCCAGTCAGTGAAAATAAGACTAAAAAAAAGAAAAACACTCAGCCAGAGCCCTCTCAAAAAGTTGACACCGTGAAAAGAAGATTTACGCGGAGTCAGCTGAACAAACCCCCAAGTGATAAGCCAGTTAATAAAAGTAAGAGCAAAAAAAAGAAAAGAAGCAGTTCGAGTTCTCTAGAGGATGGTATTGGTTCATTTGAACATGAAAACATTTCACCAAATAGATCCATCAAAGAAAACGTTTTTTCGGATGACGATGCAGATTATGATTTTTTTCCTGAAAACAAAGATCCAAATGCGAAAAGCAACAAAGATTTTGGTTCAGAAGATTTAAACGTGTTTGATCAGCACTTCGGTGAGGACGCGAGAGAAAGTGAACACAAGAATGAACCCATTATAAAAAAGGAAAAAAGTTCATCCTCTCACAAGAAAGAAACCGGTAAAAACCCGGAAGCGAAGGAACCTGGTAAAACTCTAGGAGAGAAGGAACAGGACGCGAGAGAAAGTGAACACAAGAATGAACCCATTATAAAAAAGGAAAAAAGTTCATCCTCTCACAAGAAAGAAACCGGTAAAAACCCGGAAGCGAAGGAACCTGGTAAAACTCCAGGAGAGAAGGAACAGGACGCGAGAGAAAATTCATCCTCTCACAAGAAAGAAACCGGTAAAAAACCGGAAGAGAGTGAAAGTTCCAACGAACCAAAGAGTTTTTATGATGTGTTGGGTGTTAAACGCGATGCCTCCACTGACGAAATCAGGAAGGCTTATATTTTAAAAGCGAAACAATATCATCCAGACAGATACAAGAATAAAGAAAGGGCGAATAAGAAAATGCAAATAATTAACGAGGCATATGAGACACTACGTGACCCTAAAAAAAGAGCTAGTTACGATTCTGGCCAACCCTTTGAGGAAAGTGAACCCAATGAACCAGACGAGAAAACAAGCGACGGCAATGGATCGCCGAAAAATTATTACGAAGATCCATATATGGACCCCAAATTTTTACCGAAATTCAAAAATCCAAATTACAAAAACCACATGATCAAAGTGCCGTTCAGAATGATAATTGTGGGAGGATCTGGAGTTGGTAAGACGAATACTCTTTTAAGCATTTTCGAAAAATTCAAAGGCACATTTCATAAAATCTATATCGTGGTCAAGTCTCAAGCTGAACCTCTTTATAAATTATTATTATCGCCTAAAGGGAGAAAACTTTTTGGAAAAAATTATGAATTCTACGAAGATTTAGACGAGATGCCGTATGTTACAGAATTCCGTGACATTGAGGACGACGATGAAAATCCAGAACAAAAATTAGTTGTTTTCGATGATCAAGTTTTAGAGAATGACCAAACAAAAATTATGCAGTACTTTATGATGGGCCGTAAGAAAGGTATTTCAACAATTTATTTAAGCCAACAATATTATGGAGCGCCAAGATTTATAAGACTAAATTTAACTCATATAATACTTAAGCAAGGAATGATGTTACGTGATTTTACGCGTATCCTCGGCGATTTTGCTTTGGAGATTGAATCGCGCGCGTTTTTTAGATTCTACGATGAAGCTGTAAATGATATAAAAGATTTTATACTTATTGATCTTTTCGCACCGCGACACAAAAAAATCAGAAAGAATTATCGACATATATTCGATGTTAAAACTGGCAAGCTTTATGAAGAAGATAAGACTAAGCATGATAGACAAAAGGATAATGGTGTACATAACGATAAAGATTACAAACCACAATTTCGCGGTCACGACTACAATGAAGTTGATGAGGATGACGATGACCGAAACGTGGAGAGCTATCCTCTCGATCAATACAATACATATCGACACCGAACGAAGCGCAATCCGAACGGGTGTACTAGAAAATACATTTTATACAAGCATAGGCGGACAGATTGCCGGCCTGTGTTGCGCGAAGTGAATTTAGAAAACAAGACGATTATACACGAGGGCAGAATATACCCATTAAATTCAATCAAAGGCAAATTCCGTTATACTGAGAAAAATCCTGTTGAGATCGAAAGAAAAAAAGTCGAAGATAAAGTCGAAGACAAAGGCGAAGTAAAAGTCGAAGACAAAGGCGAAGACAAAGGCGAAGTAAAAGTCGAAGACAAAGGCGAAGACAAAGTCGAAGAGGACAAAGGCGAAGTAAAAGTCGAAGACAAAGGCGAAGACAAAGTCGAAGAGGACAAAGGTGTTGACGAAGGTGTTGATAAACACGAAGACAAAGGTCTTGATAAACACGAAGACAAAGGAGAAAACAAAAACCAAAAAATGCTTCTCGAGAGCAGACTCTCGCCATTGACAAAGGAGCAGGAAGCGAGAGCGAACGAAGCATTTGAAGGAAACGACGAAGACCAAATCGGCGGAAATATTTATAGGAAAGACATCAAGACATTAAAACCTGGTGAGTGGTTGAACGACGAAGTTATTAACAAATATATGGAATTGTTAAAAGAGAGGGATACATTGTTATGTAGCAAATTCCCCACACGCAAAGCCTCTCATTTCTTCAATATCCACTTCTTGACACTGCTTGGAACGGGAGACAAATACTCATTCAAGAATGTGGAAAAATGGACCGAAAACATGAACATATTTGAAATGCGACGTCTATATTTCCCAATAAATATAACGAATAAACATTGGGCGCTTGCTGTTGTAGATATGGAGACGAAACAAATATGCTACTACGACTCGCTGGAACACAGTAAGCTGAATAAGAGGGGATACAGTTACATGGAATATCTCTTAAGGTGGCTCCGAGACGTGGCCGGTGAAAACCACGATATGTCGAAGTGGGAAATCTTAAAAAAAGAAAAAATCCCCATGCAGGATAACGAAATCGACTGTGGTGTGTTTGTAATTATGTTTTGCGATTTTTTGAGCGATGACTTACCTTTGTCTTCTTTTAGTCAGAAGGACATACCCGAGTTTAGACTGAAAACGGTTCTTAAGCTATTGGACAATGATTTGGGTTATCCTCTCGTACTCAATCAATAAGCACGAGATATCCGTCTTTGAACTCCTCGATGCCCCGGAACTGAGGCAAACTCGAAGAATCATTGAGCAGATGATAATTCTGCAAATAAGACACATTTTGGCGGTAATTGTGCCATGCATCGTAAAACTCTTTGTCAACACCGGCAAATACTTTTACAACAGTGTCGAGCAAGAGAGGTCTGCGATAAAAGTCGTCGACCATCGAGAGAATTTGGACAACGGTGGCTGATTGGAGCTGGATCATCTCCACAGTGTCGTTGTCGATCAGGGGTAAATAAAATTTGCAAGGCTTTTCGAAAACGACTGTTTGGAATTGGTCTCTCGAGAGGAGGCGTCGTGTGTCTCTGTCTCGAGCATGGTTGATAGGATCGTTGTAAAAAAACCATTGCGTGTCATTGATAATATTCATTTCGTGTGATTATTCTCTCATCTCTCGTAATCTCTAAACCTTTTTACACAATTTCGCACTCATGTGCAAAGGTCTAAAGAAGCCGCGAATAAAAAGGTTTAAAGGAAATCGGAGTGTCCACTCTAATTGAAATGAAATACTACGAAACCCATTTCGACGAATACTTGAGAGCGGTGAACAATTTTAATTTGCACCCCGAGTTGGTGCCCTATTTTGCGAAATTCCCCAACAGCGTTCATCAGTTGACGAATTTGATATTTTACGGCCCGCCGGGTGTGGGCAAATATACGCAAATGTTGAATGCGATTCACAAATACAGCCCGAGCAAGCTTGAGCACGACAAGAAAATCTGTCTCCAAAACGAAAAGTATACCTACCAATATCACATCAGTGACATTCACTACGAGATCGACATCTCTCTGCTCGGCTGCAACTCGAAACTGATTTGGCACGAGATTGTCCAGCAAATTGTCGATATTGTCTCTGTGAAATCGGACAAAATCGGCATAGTGGTGTGCAAAAATTTCCATCTCATACACACCGAATTGCTGGAAATCTTTTACAGCTATATTCAAGAGTATAATACGAAGCTCTCGACAATCCAACTAAGATTTATTCTCATTACGGAGCATGTGAGTTTTATCCCCAACAACATTTTGGATGCGTGTGAGATGATTCATGTCAAGAGACCGGCAAAGACAATGTATACAGAGATGATCAAGCAGTTGCCGAAGATTCGCAAATACAACAAGGTGTTTTTGGAGCAGCCGTCGATGGAGGATGAGTTTGTGAATCGCATCTCGAACAACCGTGCAAAGGCGGACACGAGCGACAAGACGTGTGCTCTCATACAATCGATTGAGATGAAAGATGTGTTGAATATAAAAGAACTGAATTCGTTCAGCAAACTGGACAACGTGCCCGACGACATTTTCAACGTGATTTGTGATGTGGTGATTGAGCAAATGCTGGCGCCGGAGAAATTGGTCCACGCAAATTTTCGCGACGCACTCTACGACATTTTGATTTACAATTTGGATGTGGTAGAGTGCATGTGGTACATTCTCTCGTATTTTGTGGAGAACGATTATTTAAAGGGGCAAGACATCAGCGACGTGTTGACGCGCATGTATAATTTCTTGAAATATTTCAATAATAACTACCGGCCGATTTATCACTTAGAAAGTATTGCGCACTACATAATAATCAAAATATTCAAGTATGAAGAGTTGCCGAGAAGCATGTGAGACTCTCGATCTGGATGACCAAACGGCGCTCTCGATAGAAGCAGTAAGAAAACAATACAAACTCATGGCGTTGAAATATCATCCTGACAAGAACAAATCGCCGGATGCCACAAAACGGTATCAGGAGATTAAAGAGGCGCACGACTATTTATTGAGACAAATTGAGAGCGGCAAACATGCGAGAGATGACGTTGATGAAACAACAACATGGACATCATCCGTCTCATCGTTTTTCGAGACACTTTACAACAATGAACATTTGCAAAAGAGAGTTTTCCATCCTCTCTTGATGCGGATTATCGAAACCTGCGAAACAAAGATTTTCGAGAGGATGGATGCAGTGCGTGCGTCGAAAATATATGCAATTTTAGTGAAATATAAAGACTCTCTACATTTGTCGGATGATTTTTTAGAAAAAATTGCGGAAGTGATTCGGACAACAACTGTGACAAAAGCTTTTATTCTTAATCCCAACTTGGACGATATGTTGAATCAGTCGGTATACATATTGAGAGTTGACGAGAGCGAGGCCGTTTACGTGCCTCTCTGGCACAGCGAACTGATTTACAACAAAAATTGTATAGTGCAATGTGAGCCGGAGTTGCCGCCGAATGTAGAGCTGGACGAGAACAACAACATTCATCTTTTTCTGACATATAATTTGATGGATTTGTGGAGAGATGGAGAGACGACAGTTTCTTACTCTCTTGGAAATAAACAATGCACTTTTCCTCTCGAGTCTCTCGTAATCAAACGAGATCAAGTGGTTGTAATGGCAGGAGAAGGAATGCCGCGCGCGAACACGGTCGAGATATTTAGTGTTGAGAGGTTGTCGGATGTTTATTTGCACGTGACGCTTTTATAGATTTTTTTAAATGTTATAAAAATCTATAATGAACGACATTGACGCACTAACTTTGAAATTGTTGACAAGCAAAAAACGATACAACAGTTATTTAGCAACCGCGAATCCAGACAAGTCCGCCGAGATTCAAGAATATTATGAGAAAGTCGGTCGAAACAAGACTCGCATGAAGGAAATCATTGGGAAATATTTGGAGAACCCTGCAACCGAAACGTCGAACGATATCGATGACATGTTTGAGAGCCTTTTTAAAATGTTGATAAAACACTTTGAAATGAAAGACTACGAAGACAAATGTGCGAGACATGGCTACGACGAGACGGACTCGTCGGAAGAAGATGAGCAAATGTTTGCAAACGACGAGAGCCGTGACGACGATGAGGAAGAGCAAGAAGAAGAAGAAAAAGAAAACCCTGTTACGCCTATTATGACATTTTGGGGGAAGAATATAAAAAAAAAGAAACCTTGAAAGGAAACTTATTCAAAAGATCATAAAAATAAAATGGAAGCGAAAATCATAAGTCTAAGCCCGACTGTGTAGATCATAAATTTATTAATTTAAGTTCTATTTTTTTTGAGTCGCCTTTTTTTTAACACTTGCAGAATTTTTTGGAAAAAAGATGTCAGCCAACCAAGCCAATAAAATCTCCGCCAAAACTGTTGTTTCAACTTTTTTTAAGGTTTACGATGCCTTCTTCAAACTAAATGAGAACGGAGAAATTAATATAAAGAATTTGAAAGAGTTGGAAAATTGGTATAATAATAATTATTTACTTTGGAGCTTATTAACCGGTATAAACTTAACAGATGTTCATTTTCAAAATGAAGAAGAAAGTGATCAAAGACTTGTTTTGCATATTTATTCTGTTTGTCACCTTGTATATTTAAAATTTAAAACTTTATAAATTACTGAATGATTTTAATGATTATATTAAAAAATTGTTTTACTATAATCACAAAAAGAAGAGAGGAAGGATTTAAAGGAGAGAGGAAGGATTTAAAGGAGAGAGGAAGGATTTAAAGGAGAGAGGAAGGATTTAAAGGAGAGAGGAAGGATTTAAAGGAGAGAGGAAGGATTTAAAGGAGAGAGGAAGGATTTAAAGAAGAGAGGAAGGATCAAAAGGAAACCTTAGGTTTCCTTTACATGAGAGACGAGATATAAGATCCCTTATAGGTCTCGATGCCGGTGTGATCCAGATCAATGGTAATATCCGCAAAAACATCGCCGCCCATCTTTGCCCAGCGTTGGCAAAACATCCAGTCCTCGGACAAGTAGTGACCATCCTCGACACCGCAATCAAACAAAGCAAATGCAAAGTCGTTCTCAGACCCGCTCAAGAAGTTCACATCATCAACATACTTGGTTTGTGGGAAAGCCTTCGACATGACCTCGATGACACTGCGCTGAATCATCATGAAACCCGTTGCCAAATGGCGAACTTGAGTTAAATTGTTTTGGATCTCGAGCATATTCGACTTGTAGTTTGCGTTGTATCTGACCATATTGGTTTTTACAAAAGCGGTATCGGAGTAAATAGTGTTGAGTTGCGACTTCTTCTTGCGCTCCAAAATGCTCTTGATATGGTCGGGATTACCGATTACCTTTTCCCACTCGTAATTTTTGATGGGATAGATGCCACCAACGAGATGTTTATCGGCGACCAACAACTTGAGAATATCAAAAGGGTTCCAAGTAATATCGGCGTCGATAAACATAAAGTGGGTCGCAGTGGGAATACTCATGGCTTTGGCAATCAAATTGTTGCGGGCACGAGAGACCAGACTGTCGTTGCGGCAAAAATGCACAGTGGCATCGATGCCGAGGTCTTTGCACATAAACATGGTTTGGAGGAGAGACTCGGTGTAAGTGCAATACATGCTACTGTTGTAGCAAGGGGTTAGAAATATGATGTGAGGTTTCTTGAGGGCAATGTAGTCGGTGATAAATTTGGGAACGCTGGGTGCAGGATCAGCTTCGACAATATTGTAACTAATAGACATTGTTATGACAGAAGATGAAGTAAATGCTTTAAATTGGTTTCGGTAAAAAGAGTAAATAAATTGATTTTTTATTTATTTATTTTTTTAATTTTATAAATGTGAAATACGTATTTTTTTTATATATCACTTTCAATTATTTTCGGCAGAGATCGCCTTGATGAAGTGGATCTTCAAGTACTTCTGGATGGTGAAATCGGTGAGGACCTCATCCTTGTTAATCTGGAGGAGTTTGGCAAGCTTGGCATCGGGGATGATCTGTCTGCCGGAAACATTGTCCTTGAGCTGGTTGGCGGTGATGTAGGCTTTGATCTCCTTACTGACCTCAATGCGGGACATCATGGTGCCAGCCTCCTTGCCGAGAAACTTGAGGAGCTCCTCACTGAGAACGGAGGGCTGAACAAGTATTGAGATAAAATCTTGATTGACAAAATTGTAATTGGAAGTCATCGGTATGAAGTAAGCGCTTCAAATGGGTTTGGTGAAATAAACTGGTTTTTATTTATGAAGTCACCGCTTTTCAATTGGGTTTGGTGAAAAAAGTAAATAAATTGATTTTTTATTTATTTATTTTTTTAATTTTATTTTTGTTTCACACATATGCATTTTTTTTCATTTAAGCAGAGGTCGCCTTGATGAAGTGGATCTTCAAGTACTTCTGGAGGTTGAAATAGGTGAGGACCTCATCCTTGCCAATCTTGAGGAGCTTGGCGAGCTTGGCATCAGGGTTGATCTGTCTGCCAGAAACCTTGTCCTTAAGCTGGTTGGCGGTGATGTAGGCGTTGATCTCCTTACTGACCTCAACACGGGACATCATGGTGCCAGCCTCCTTGCCGAGAAACTTGAGGAGCTCCTCACTGAGAACGGAGGGCTTGACAAATCCGGAGGGCTGTCTGTTGGGGTTGGGAGCCTTCTTGTTTCTCTTGGACTTGGAAGCATTCTTGAGCTCGCGAGAAACAGACTTCTCGAGGACCTTGTAGTCGGTCTTCATGGTGGACAAGATGGCAGTGACCTGCTGGATCTTGGAGCTGAAGTCGGACAACTTGGAGGAAAGGGTGGAAGCATCGGCAACAGCAACCTGCTCCTCGGGAGCAACGGGAGCAACAACTGCGGGAGTCTCAGCAGTGACAGCAGCAGCAGCGGCAGTGGCCTTGGGCTTTCTCTGCTTCTTCTCAGCAGCAGCGGCGGGGGTAGGAGTGGCAACAGCCTCAACAGTGACAGTGACGGCGGGAGTAGCAGTAGCGGTGGAATCAGTAGACTTAGTTTTGCGGACCATTTTCTTGTTTTTATACACTCTATACTGTTAGTTTTTTAAGTAGTTTAACGCATAAATACATTTGCACACTTCAGTTTACAATGGTAAAATAGTTGTCATAGAGCCAAGGAAGTTGAGAACGGGCGTTCAAATTCACAAGAGTCAGACCTGTTAAAAAATACATGGCGCCTAAATTTTGATGCTCTCGGTCCACACCACTATATACAAAGATCTCGGCCATGCGGAGAAAAACCCCTAAATTTATTTCAGTCAAAGGAACGGTGAAAACTGTATCACTAAATGGTGACATGTGTGGACACACTCGTGTGCGGAGTTCTCTGGGTACGTGATGCCACAATTGATGCAAGCGGGCCACCATGAAATACATTTTTTGTTGTGTTAGCTCGTTAAACCAGCTGACCTGCGTATAATTGCCTAAACTATCCATGTGCATGAAAAGCGCCATCGCGCGCTCGTCGATCGTCATTCGGTCGAGAGCTCTCAACTTGAAGGCAAAAGGATTCATCACCAAGGGTTGTCGAACTTGGATTAAAGAGAGAATCGCACTCGGCTGCGAGAGCCCGTCGTTCATTGCTAAAATATCTTTCATAAGCTGGTTGCCAGGAAGGATGAGATTCGTAAGTTTCACCACGTCGGCAATTTTTTGCTCAATCTGCTTCAAATTCTCTCGATTGTAAGGGTTGAGAAATTTGCCATGATTTTTGAGGGCAAGGTTGCAAAGGGATCGAATGTTGAATCCGTAGCTGTGGGCGCCGTCGACATGTCGGAAATAATAGAGATAAGGGATTTCGTCGAGTGGCTCGAGAGTGTAAAAGTCGGTCTCGTTCACGCAGCCAGTTGTGGAACCTTTCATCTTGAACCACTTGGTTACTAAATATTTGCGTGCGTTCCGTTGTATTTTGAGTACGTTGCGGGTTTGCACCAGACATTCCTCGATCCGCGCTTTTAATACGGGTTTTGTGCCGGAGATTTTGATATTCAAGTCTTTTGCATATTGTTTCAACTCGGGGAGTTTTGCCTTGCTCAAGTCTTTGTTACCAATTTCGATGTGTTTGTTTGTATTTTCGGTTTGTGGTTTGGCCATTTTCGAAAGCATTTTTTTTGGTTAGTACTACTAATATTTCTTAATATTATTTTGGAAGGAACTACGATTCGGTCCTACAAACACCCAAACACTTTTTTTTACAAAAATATTCACAAACCCAAAAACTCGAGTGCTTTTACAAAAAAATCATAAATTTATTATTTTAATAAAATAGAAATTAAAGCCAACTTCGTAAACTAGTTTAAGAACCAAACCAAAAAAAATGTCCGCCAAATCCGCTCCTATCGTCGTCGATGTCAACACCTGGGTCCCCAGTGCAGTTCGTTTCGCTCCTCCAAAGATGAATGACAAGCAAGGAAAGTCCATCAACATTATCAGCAACCAGACCGGCCGTGGTCTCCACATCTCAACTCCTCTTATGACCACCTGGGGAATCAGCGACTTTGTTGATCCTACCACAGGCGCTTCCGACGGCAAGTTCAGTATTTCACTCACTTTCCCCAATGGCGAATATGCCAACAAAAATACCAATGCCTTCTTGGAGAAGTTGGTTGCGTTCGAGCAAACCATTTTAAACGAGGCTGTCAATAACTCTGAGCTCTGGTGGGGCGAGAAGTTGACCCTCGAAGTTCTCAAGTACAGTTTCTTCCCCATTCTGAAGTATCCTAAGATCAAGGGCACCAAGAAGGCTGACATGACCAAGAGCCCCACTTTGAGTGCTAAGGTGCCTTTTTACGAGAAGGAGAACAAGTGGAATGTTGAGTTATACTCGACCACCGGTAACTTGATTTTTCCTTGCGAGAATGATGAACTAACTCCCGCACACTTTGTTCCCAAGTTGAGTAACGTTGCTTGTGTTTTGCAATGTGGCGGAATCTGGGTTGCCGCCAAAGGGTGGGGTATTACTTGGAAGCTTGTTCAGGCGGTTGTCAAGCCCAAGGAGGTTGTAACAGTCTTCGGCAAATGCCATATCAGTTTATCAGATGAAGATAAAGCAGCCATGGAAACCTCCCACATTGAGGACGCTGCAGATGACGATGTGCCAGTTGTTAGCACAACCGAAGTCGCAGATAGCGACGATGAAGAAAAGCCCGCTCCCAAGAAACTCAAGGTCGGTGGTTCAACAGCGTCTGCACCTGCGCCAGCACCTGTTATTGAGAAGCCCACGGAAAAGCCTGCACCTGCACCTGAAGAAAAGCCAGCTGCTGCTGCGCCTGTGAAAAAAATTATAAAGAAAGTTGCTCCCAAATAAGTAGAATTTATAAGAGAAACGTGTTGATAATTAAAAATTTAATTTAAATATATTTTATTTAATATATTTAATAAATGTGTAAATATTCAAATTGCAAAACAAGACCAAACTTTAATATAAAAGGAGAAAAAACTGCACTGTATTGTTCTTTACATAAAATAGATGGAATGGTAGATGTCACGCATAAAACATGCTGTTATGAAGGATGCCATGCGCGACCACTTTATAATTTAGAAGGAGAGATAAAAGCATTGTACTGTTTCCTACATAAAAAGGAAGGAATGATAAATTTAATAGGAAAAACATGTTGTGAAAATGGTTGCAAAACGCGAGCAAACTTTAATATACAAGGTGAAATAAAACCGTTATTTTGTTCTGCGCATAAAAAGAGTGGAATGGTAAACGTAACAGCAAAATTATGCTGTGAAAATGGTTGCAAAACAATCGCAAACTATAATAAAGAAGGAGTGCAAAACCCGTTGTACTGTTCAGTTCATAAAAAGAAAGGAATGGTAAACATATTGGGACAAACATGCTGCAAAGAAGGCTGCAAAACAAGACCACATTTTAATAAAGAAGGAGAGAGGACTGCGTTGTTTTGTTATCTGCATAAAAAGGAAGGAATGATAAACATTTCAAACATACCATGTTGCGAAGAAGGATGTCGAACACGACCAAATTATAATTTCGAAGGAGAGAATAAAGCTTTGTACTGTTCAACCCATAAAAAACAAGGAATGGTAAATGTCAATAGTACAACATGTTTCGAAGATGGTTGTAACACAATACCAAACTATAATAAAGAAGGAGAAAAAAAAGCGTTATATTGTTCTTTACATAAAAAAGATGGAATGATAGATGTTATACATAAAACATGTTGTGAAGAAGGGTGCAAAATACGACCACATTATAATTTGGAAGGGGAGACAACAGCATTATTCTGTTATCAGCATAAAAAGGATGGCATGGTAAATGTAATTTCCAAAACCTGTAAAACATATTTATGTAGTACAATTGTGCAAGAAAAGTACGACGGGTATTGTTTATTTTGTTATATGAATTTGTTTCCAGACAAACCAGTAACCCGGAATTACAAGACTAAAGAGCGTTCTGTAGTGGACTATATTAAAGAACAGTTTCCAACCCATACTTGGATATCAGATAAAAAAGTGCAAGACGGATGTTCCAAACGAAGACCTGATCTGTTATTGGATTTAGGATATCAAGTTGTAATTATAGAAGTTGATGAAAACCAACATATCGATTATGACTGTAGTTGTGAAAATAAACGCATAATGGAATTATCACAAGATTTACAGCACAGACCTATCGTGTTCATAAGATTTAATCCGGATGAATATGAAAAGAACGGAACAACTATTCCATCTTGTTGGGGAAATAACAAAAATGGATTGTGTGTTGTAAAAAAGTCTAAGAAAACCGAGTGGCACACACGGTTGAATATTCTTTACGAAACTATCACGTATTGGTTACAACCAGGAAATAATACAAACAAAACAATAGAAATAATACAACTGTTTTACAATGATTCTATTTGTTGAAATAAGCCGGCTCCAGAGAAGCAAGCAGAAGAGCCTGTCAAAAAGAAAATCATTAAGAAAGTTGTGTCAAAATAAGTAGATTTTTTTCATAATTTAATGTATTAACTAATCTATTAAAAAATTAATAAATTAATTCCTTACAGTTTTTAGAATGAGTTATAATACGATTGAAGAGTATTTCGCCCAATTTTCGGATGATGTGGAAGAAATAAAGGTTAAATTTATTTCCAACCATCTTCCAGATTTATCGCGATTTTATAAATTAAAAAAATTGGACTGCCACGAAAACATATTAACGTGTTTGCCGCCATTGCCATCTACTCTGGAAATATTGCAATGTTCTTTTAACAAAATCACGTCTTTGCCTTCGCTACCATCTACTTTGAAAGAATTATATGGTATGTATAATCGTTTAACATGTTTACCCGCATTGCCATCAACTTTGGAAATATTGAAATGTCCAGGTAGCGAACTAACGTGTTTGCCGGTACTGCCATCTACTTTGAAACATTTGTGTTGTGCTAATAATCAACTAACATCTTTGCCCGTATTGCCATCTTCGTTAATTGAATTAATTTGTTCTGTTAACAAACTGACATACTTGCCTTTACTGCCGTCTGCGTTGGAAATATTGAATTGTGGTAATAATCAATTGACATGTTTGCCTTTGCTACCATCTACTTTGAAAGATTTGGACTGTGATTATAATAAACTAACGAGTTTGCCTGTATTGCCATCTACTATGAGATATTTGTTTTGTAACAATAATGAACTTGCGAATTTGCCGGATTTGCCATCTACATTGAAAAGGATAATGTGTTGTCATTGTCAATTGACACATTTGCCGGATTTGCCGTCTACTTTGGAAACATTACATTGTTATGATAATCAACTGACAAGTTTGCCCGATTTACCTCCTACTTTAATAAAAATGCACTGTTATAAAAATCAACTAACAAGATTGCCTTTACTGCCATCTACGTTGGAGAACTTGGAGTGTTCTTGTAATCAGTTGACGTGTTTGCCCGATTTGCCGTCTACTTTGGAAAGATTGATTTGCTTTAAAAATCAACTGACGTGCTTGCCTTTGCTGCCATCTGCATTGGATACATTGTGGTGTCATAAAAATCAACTGACATATTTGCCACCTCTACCATCTACTTTGGAAGGACTGTGGTGTGAAAAAAATCAACTTACGTCTTTGCCACCTCTACCGTCTACTTTGGAAACATTATATTGTTTTGACAATCCGTTTTTTTATTATTATAAAACAAACGAAAGCCAAAATATGGAGAACTATATTACCACACTTCGGAATAAAATAAAAATAATAAGTCAGTTCATATACCTGTTTTATGCTTTGAAATACAAAAAACAATTCCATCAATGGTTATGGGGTATCCGAGAATCCCAAATAAGAAAAAGATACCATCCAAGTAATTTAATAGCAATGTTGGAAGGAAGTGACGAAATGACATTGGACGAGTTGGAAAAAACCCTTGAAAATTGGTAAGTAAGTAGTAAGAACTGTTACATACCAAAACTTTTTTTTTAATTTGTTTATAAGTATATATATAAACACATGCGAACACTATTTAAAAAATTAAATAACAACCAAACAAAAACTAAAAAAAAATTTAAATCATTAAATTGCAGTCCATGTGTTGCTAATAAAAAAATTATAAAAGATTCGTGTATGACTCTCGAAGTTTTATTAAAAATCCGAGACGAATACAATAAAGACCACCCTGAAAACATAATCATGGCCACAAAACCTGTGCTTATTTGGCATGAACTTAAAATGAAACTCGACTGCAGCGACGAGCGATGTTGGGTGAAAGAAATCGACGACCCCAATCTGAGAACCCAAGTAAAGAATCAGTTATTTGCGCCCGACCACCCACCCGAGTGGATGCACAATAAAAACGAATGGCTATCGAATTATGACATAGATGCTGTTATGAAACAATTCGAAGAGAAAGACAAAACATTCGAATATTTAGGGACAACCCCTGTCGATTTTAATTTTATTGTCGACAAGCGCACAGCAAAGTGTTACGAAGAGACCTTGTGCAAATTCGATCTGGCGACTCTCTTGGCGACAGGCAAACACAAATACGCAGCAGTTTTTAATTTAGATGACCACGACGAACCGGGTTCGCATTGGATTTCGCTGTTTATCGATGCACACAAAAAGATCATCATGTTTTTCGACAGTGCGAATGGTAACATTCCGACCGAGGTCGGGCAATTTATCAAGACAGTGAAGCGACAAGGACTCGAAAATGGCATCAAGTTCAAGTTTTTACGAAACCACAAACAGCACCAGAGAGGGACCACGGAGTGCGGAGTTTATTCGATTCATTTCATCATTGAAATGCTGAACAATGCTGACAGAGCGATTGAGCTCTTTTTGAATGGCTACATTCCAGACAGCAAGATCGAAAAGTATAGGAAGATTTATTTCAATGCGCCAGAATAAATAAAGGAAACCTAAGGTTTCCTTTTAATCCTTCCTCCTTTCTTTTTTGTCATTATAACAAAATATACAATCAATACACTTTTTTTATATTTACAAGCATAGACACCCACTGACCGTCGCATAGATAGACACTTCGATGGCATCTAATTGTTCGCATCATAAGGGTGCATAAACGACTTCTCCGTTCCTTTCTTTAAAAAGGAAGGATCAAAAGGAAACCTAGGTTTCCTTTAAGGATTTAAAGGAAACCTTAGGTTTCCTTTATATTATAATAATATATATACAATGGGCACAGTTCACAGAAAAAAGAGGAAAAACACCAAAACGAAACGAAAGAAGAAAGGCGGCAACCCATCCGGTATAGATGTTACACTCAAATACAACGACACCGGTGAACTTATTGAACATGTGATTGGTGAGCAGCTTGACAACGATGCTTATGCAAATCGCAACAAACTCTACCCGGTGTACAACGATGAAAGTTTGTTCGATTACAACAATATATATGACAAAACGCAGGCGTTTTTCACAATACCTGGCTCGAATGACAGTACGACAAATGTCAGGCGGATAAATATTGCCATTAATGATGAAAACGATATGCTCAATGCGACTGTCCTCAATAAGATGATCCGGCGATTTAATGCAATGAGAAACAAAAATTTTCGCAGAGCCCGAGTCATGTCGGGCGGTCAAGGATCCAATGTATTTTTTGGTGGAGCAAAGACAGGGGTGAAAGAAATCGATGTTGATCCGACAGATTTGACAGATACCATGACTCCGAGAGAGAGAGAAATTGCCAACAAACAAATTCAATCTGGAATATTCAGCAAAGCGATTGAAGCGTATGGTATTACTCCTGCGTTTACGACTTCGAAGTCTACGAGGAACAACTCAGAGAAGAACCAGGTTCATGTACCCGGTGATACTGAATTGTCGAAAGAAGAATTAGATAATCAGTCGCCATTGGAAGGTCGCAATACACAAGTTGTTGTTAAAAAACCGGACTCGTCAAGCCCGTTTTTTACACCAGTCCCACCCCCAAAACCGCCCCGGTCCCCAAAAGCAATTCCGTCGCCAGAGGTAAAAGGAACATCGACAAAATCAAGTGTCGCAGCCTCGCCTCCGCAAGCTCCGATACAAGCTCAGCTTGTCCGTGCTCACAACAAAGTTGTCGAAACAACCGAAGCTAACCAAGAAAAAACGGACGAAGTGTTGAAAAAACAAGAAGATTTACAGAGGCTCCAAACCGAAATCAAAGAAAGAACCGAAAATTCGCAAAAACAATTGTCCGAAAAAGAGAGGCAAATAATTGACCAAAAGCTTGAACTTAAACAGAAACAAGAAGCTCTCGACAAAATAAACGCAGACGCTGCAAAATTACAAGCGGAAAAGGCTTCTTTCGAAACTAAGGAGAACGAACTTAAACAACAAGTTGCAAAAGCACACGCTGAATTAAACGCCGTAAGCACAGAAAAAACCGAATTGCAGAAGAGGATCGAAGGTAATGAAAAATTACTGGAAGAACATGTGCAACTTATACTAACAAATTCCAGCAAAACAGATGCCGAAAAAGCACAGTTCAAAGCAGATATCGATAGGCTTACTAAAGAAATTACAACGGCAACAAAAAGTTTAGCTAGTTTAAGTGCTGAAAAGAAAGCTTTAGAGAGCAACACGGCAGATTTGCAGAATAAACTGCACAAGACAGAAAAGGAGGCAGCCACATCTGTCACTGAACTCGCAAAGCTAAAAGAAGATATTACAAAGACAAAGGCTGCTCTCGACAAAAAAAACACAGATGTAGAAAAATTACAAGCAGAAAAGACTTCTTTAGAAAAGAACAAGAATGAACTCAGAGAGAATCTTGCAAAAGCACAAGCTGAATTAAACTCCGTAACAACGAAGACAAGCGAAGAAAAAAATGATTTACTTGACACAATTAGAAAGGATAAACAAATTTTGGACGTTCGTTTAAAACGTAATCAAAAGCTTTCAACAGAGTTAACAACTTTAAAAGATCAACAGACAGCTTTAGAGAGAGAACATGCAGATTTACAGAAGAAACTGCAAGATACCGAAACAGCGGCAAATACAACGGTGACAAAGCTTAAAGAAGAGATTGCAACAGCGAATTCGAACTTGGATGCAATAAACAAAAAAAATGCAGAATTAGAAAAGCGAATTCAAGAAAACGAGGAACAATTAGTAATTCGCGCTGACCAATCAATTAAGAATGCAACTGAAAAGGATGACTTATTAAAAATTCTATCTAATCTCCGCGAGGATATCAAAACAAAAGAAACCGAAACAGCTTTGTTACAAACACAGATACAATCACTTACACAAAATAATAGCGTAAAAGATGAAGCAAACCGAAAGCTGAATGAAGAGATTACTCAGCTGAGAGAGAGAATTCAACAAGAAAAAGATAATTTAATAGGCGCGAATACAAAAACCGCCCAAGAAAAAGCAGCGATGCAAAATTCAATCGACCAAATGCAAAACGACTTGGATTCGCGTGCACAAACTATATCGGACAACCAACAGATGATTCAGAAAAATACGGAAGAATTAGAAAAGCTAAGACTCCAAATGGGTGAGCAGAAAGCATTATCAGATGCTGAAACAGCTTCATTGAATACAAAGATACAAACACTCACACAAAATAATAACAAAAAAGATGAAGCAAACAATATGCTGAATGTCGAGATCGCTCAGCTTAAAGAGACAATTAAAAAAGAAGAAGGTAAATTAAAACTTGCCGAGTCGGATAAAACAAAAACGGACAAACAAAAAGCAGCGATGCGAACAAAAATATTCGATATGCGACAAATTTTGGACAAGCGTGCAAAAACTATATCGGAGAATGAACAGATAATTCAGCAAAATAACGAAGAGTTACAAAATCTAAGAACCAAAATGGATGCAGATAAAAAAACATCAGAAGCCGATAAAGCGCAACTGATGAAAAACTTGAAAAATGCCGAAGACCAATTGAACGAGGTGGCAATACAAAAAGAAGCGCTCAAAATACAGATTTCTCAAAAACAGGCCGAACACGAAACGCAACGAACTAAGCTCCAAACAGAAATCGAGAGAATTAAACAAGAACTTGCGACACAAACTGTCGAGATGGATAAGCTGCAAGATTCTTTGAAAAACGATATACCTATGTTAGAGAAGGAAATTGAGAGACAAAAAGCCGAGCTGGAAACCAAAGAGGCTGAGAAACAAACGGCCGAAAAGGCGTTAACAGACGCAACTGTTGAATGGAATGCTGTAAAAGCTGGATTAGAGACGCAAGTGAATGATTTGACAAATTCATCAAGCGAATTGCAAGAAAAGTTGGAAAATGCGAATACAAAATGCGAAGAGGATATAAATACACTCAGACAGCAGGTTAGAACTCTCGAAGACCAGCTTGCTGAAGAACTTAAAGCAGCGTCCACAAGAACTCGACAAGCACCGCAAGCAGAAGCACCGCAAGCGCAAGCACCGCAAGCGCAAGCACCGCAAGCAGAACAAGGAACCCCAGATAGTTCGCCCGAGATAACTCAGCAACAAGACGAAGAAGAAGACGATGAATTCGAACAACTTTCACTGGTAAATTTAGGATCGAAAAAGCAAGCAACACCAGAAGGTTCGCCGGAAGAAACCCCGCAAAAACCCTGGTTTGATAGTGGGGTAATAAATAATCAAACCCCTGATCAAAGCCCTTATCAAACCCCGCGAGAAGCATTTGATATATCCGAGTCTGCGAATCAAACCCCTGATCAAAGCCCTTATCAAACCCCGCGAGAAGCATTTGATATATCATCCCAGTCTGCGAATGTTGCTCAACAGCTGATTGCGAATATTAAAGATATGTTTACAAATGACGAAGAAAACGAAAAACAAGAGCTCGAATCAAAAACCGCAGAAGAAAACGAAAAACAAGAGCTGAAAAACAAAATCCAAGAGCTTCAATCACAAATCGCAGAGTTACAATCGGCGGCTTCGCCGCCGGTGAATTTGCCGAATATTAATGCAAATAAAAGTAGCAGTTCTTTGACAAGCAGCTCGGATACGGACTTGTTAAATATGACCACTGAAGAACGTCAAGAAAAATACAAAAAAGATTTTGAAACAGACCCAGAATATAGAAAAAGAGTTTTGGACGAGTTTACAAAACAACTTCCACAGTTTAAGTTTCCAGAGAAATTACCTGTAGAAGATTTGCTGAAAAATATTCAAAATTTGAGTACAAAGCTTGAAAATTCAAGTGATACTAAAGAAAAATTAAGATTAGAAGAAGAATTAGAAACCTTAACACAATCATTAGGAACCAATCCAGAATTGCTTAAAAAGAATCAAGAAGAAAACGAAACATTTTTAAACGATATTATAAAACCATGGGCAACTTATTCTAAGTTGAATATGAAAATGTTTATTCCACAAAATATTGACAAACTGACAATTCAAGACTTACAAGAAAAGGGTGGCTACTCGGAGAAATTAGCAAAGCGTTTTTTAAGTTCTGATACTGCAAACTACTGTAGAAAATTTTTGCAGGAAAGTGGAAAAATGGTTTTGAAAAAACATATTTATGATTTGAAAACGTGTATTCCGTCCAAAAGTGACTTTATCGAAAATGTTGCACTGTACAGTAGTCTTCTTGAAAATGATACACAGCTACCACCTAATAAAGAAGAATGGAAAACCAATATATTTAATATTATAAAAAAAATGTATAATGACGGTAATATCGATCACGCCAATGAATATACAAACCAGATTCCTACTGTTAACTTACTTACCGGTTTTCTCGATATATCGTATAACACGGATGTTACGAAAAAAGAAGAAAGAGAGAAAGAGTTGAAGGACTTATGGGACAATTTACCAAAACCGCCAAATTATAGGCCAAAAATCACGAGGCAGCCTGTTGTAAAACCACAAGTATTGCCGTCCCAAAACACAAGCAACGAGAGCAACACATCACCTGTAACAACAAAAACATCTCGTGTAGTAGTGCCGTCTAATTTACTAACTGATCTCGGGAAAAATATTTCCCCCCTCAAAACAAGCACAATAATGCCCCCAACACCTCCCTCGACACAAGAACAACAACCCCAAAACACGAGTAGCGAGAGCAACACTGCGTCTGGAGCAACGCCTCCTCCAAATACAAGCAGGAGCACGCCGTCTGCAGTAGCACAAGGACCTCCTACACAACCTCAAAATACAATCAGCAGCAACAACAACACGAAAAATGCTTTGCTTGGTGCTCTACAAAAACAAAATAAGAGCAAGACCGAGACGCCTGACTCAAAGCAGTCAGTTGTTCCAAATCGACCGCCCGCTCAATTGGGATTTCTCAATGCAATCAAAGCTCGAAAAGGCACATTAGATTCACCACCATAAAAAGCCCCTCGACAAAGAATAAAAATATCTCTAATATATAGCAAACAATGAGAACAACAAAGAAAAAAAAGTCGAAACAAAAACAAACACGGAAAAAACGCGGAGGCGCGCACGGGTTGCAAGTCGAAATTCTTTACAACACAAACAACGAAATTGTCGACATACGAACCAACGAGATCCTTGCCAACAAAGATTACATAAAAATGAACAAGATCGATCCCAAGTACAGTTTTATGGACTTGATGAGAGACACATTCAACTTTAGAGATGTCATTGGCAACACGCACGATTTCTTCCATCCGTTTGATCCGCCGCGCAACAATATGAAAACCCGCCGAGTCAAGATCGCCATCAACGACAAGCGCGACATCCAGCTGATCCAAATCACAAACAAGATTTTGAATAAAAACAAAAACAAGAGAATATCACATCCATTTATCGTCGTGAGACGGAATGGACGCATGACAAAAGAGTCGATGGCGGATTTTGCACATGAGTATAAATTGCTATTGCGAGAGAACGAAGAAAAGCTTTTAGAGGATTTTGAAGGTAACGACAAGTTGTTCAAAGTGGCGAAACAAATGTTGCGCACTCCTGTTTTAGTGAATTTAATAAGCATTAAATTTGGATTGTTGCGGAAAGGTGATTTGAAGTTGGGAGAAATACGGCAAATATTTGGTGGTGCAAACGATCAGCTCAACGATTCCTTGTCGGAGCTGAACGAGACTCAAAAGCTGCGGCCGACTTTGTCGCTGTACGATATTGACGAGGACGATAAGAAGAAGGCGGAAAACAAGAAAATAGATGCGAAGATCGAGTGTGAGGCGAAAGGGACGTGTCCTCCGGAGGGAGAATCCAGTGCATTAAACCCACTTGCAAAGCCGTTTCCGAACATAGTTGATAACACACCTGAGAAACCGCTTCCGGACCCACTTGGGAAAACGTATGTGAAGCCGTCTGCGACCCCACTTGCAAACCCACTTACAAACCCACTTGCGAACCAGTCTGCGAACAACTTGTTAAATATTGAGGAAGAACAAGAGAATGAAGAGCAATCTGAAAAAGACGAAAAAGAAGAAGAGTCTTCCGAATTACAAGAACCAAACAACACACCTCCGACAAAAACATTATCAACCAGAGAATTTAACAACATAATTAACGATGACAAGCGACTGACGGCCCTTTTTACATTTAATAAAATGTTGGGAGGGTTAGTCCCGTTATCAAATGAAGCAAAAGTTAAAATATCAAATACTAAAACAAAATTTTACAAAGACGTGAAAGCAGGAAATAAAATTCTCGATTTCGAATTGCAAAAATATTTGATCGAAAACATACTTGCTGTGATTGGAATAAAAGACTCCGATTTATTTGACACAAGCCAAGTTGACAAAGATAGTTTCAAATATCAAGCAATCGTTTTGACACTGATTCGAATATTACTAACATGGAACATGAGAAATTGGAATGAATTTAGAAATTCATTAAACGACTCCGCCCAACTGTCGTCAAGTGCAGAAATTTGTAAACTTTTTAGTGATGCGTTCGGTATGAATCTTTATACATGGTCATATCACAACATTATAAGTAATTTACAAAACGAAAACGCGTGTAATGATTATGACAAAATTATAACAATCAATTTGAATAAATTGTATGAAATGTTTACAACAAAAGGATTGTTATACATTTCTTCGATGGTAGCAAAATCAGTAAAAGACGATGACACGACAAAAAAAGAATTGAAAAAATACGAAAAAAATCCGTTCGATGAGACATACAAGCCAAACAACCCGATATATATTTTTAAAGAAACCATATAAACGTAAAATGCATGTGTATAACAAACAAAGACAATGGAGAACCGATTCCCGAAATTAGAACTTTCTTATGAAACAGTCGCGCATAAGAAAGTTTCGTCCACATACGACGTGTGTATTGCGATCCCCAGCGGGAAGAAACAGTTTATGTGGTTTACATACAGCGAGGACAACGACGTGTGCTGTTTGCTCGAATTAAATAAAGACCACAAGGTCACAAAAATCACCACCGTCGGAACCAACAACTACGACCACCAACTTGCGTACGGCACCATACTCTACGGATCCTTGTGCGAAGTTGCCGAGAAACAGATTTTCATCATCGAGGACATGTATTTTTTTTGCGGCCTGCTCGTGAAACACTTGACATTCGGAGAAAAACTCACTTACTACAATACGCTCATGACCAAGTATGCGCCTACAAAAATGTCGGTAAAGGTTGCGCTGCCATATATGTCAATGGTCGCCGGCGACAATTCGCTCCTCGAGTCGCTGCCATTCTACGATTCGGTTACGTCCAAAACCGCATACGCCACACACCACTTGCAGTTCCGGAGTTCAAAGACGATCGCACCCTATTTAAACCACATGTATAAAAAGAAGTGTGTGGAGAAAGTAAGTTCGGCGGACGCGACGCTTTTATTTCCCCGGAACGATTTGGACCATTATGCGCAGATGAACCTGCGAGAGGCAGTGTTTCGCGTCACTGCGGACGTGCAAAACGACGTGTACCATCTGTTTGCGTTCGATGGCTATACCAACATTGCGTACATTGCGAGTCGTGACGCAAGTGTTTACATGAATGGACTATTCCGAAATATACGTGAAAATACGAATGTAGATCTTGGAGAGGAGAGCGAGGACGAAGATATTTTTCAAAACACGAGTTTGGACAAATATGTTGATTTAAAAAAGGAGTATAAAATGCACTGTGTGTATAATGCGAAATTTAAAAAATGGGCGCCGGTACGAGTGGTGGAGAATACAGCGAGGCTTGTAAGTATTAACGAGTTGATGAGGCAGAGAGCTCCTTATCAGGCGAAGGCTGTTCCGAAGGCTGTTCCTTATCAGCCAAAGGCTGGACCTCATGCTGCACCCAGACCTAACTATGTGAATAAATTTCATGATCATAAGAAGGCTTTCGACCATAAGAAGGCTTTCGACCATAAGAAGGCTTTCGACCAAAAATCATATAAAAGTTCGTATAAAAATGTTCGCAAATAAATTTTTTTTTAAATTTTAAATCGAATTATTAAATTTTATTTATTAATAATAGTTTGAACATCACGTCTACAAATTGGACAATTGCTGCGAGTTCTTAGCAATTGTGCACAACAATTTTTACACAAACATAAATGACCGCATGGAACAATAATTTCGGTGGATGCGGAATCCATACACACGACGCACTCGGTGATTTCGAAAATTTTCAAAGAAGCAATATCGACATTAGGAACAATTTTGATCGATGCAGCTTTCAATTGGTAAAATGCCTTGACACCGGGCCGCGCGACAAGAACGAGATCATCGGGTCCGATTTCGTAAAAAAAACCCTCGGTACGGATGTCTTTCGGGAACTTACAGTTCAGATCGTTGTTGTAGACATTGGTGTAAACTTTGCCTTCGACATCGGTGAAACTGAAGAATTTGATTCGCAGTTTATTTTTTTCTTTCACACATTGCAAGGTGATTTTGGACATTTGGAATTTTTTTGATAACCAAAGCAGAAAAAAGAGCCCGTCGGGCTTTGGAGCGATAAGCCCCGAAGGGGCGAAAAGCGACGCTCCTTGTCGCCCTTAGAGGAAGGATCTAAAGGACCAAAAAGAGGAAGGATCAAAAGGAAACCTTAGGTTTCCTTTAAAGAGGAAGGATCTAAAGGACCTAACGGCTCGGTCACGAGACGTGCCCTTGGAACCTTAGGTTTCCTTTAAAGAGGAAGGATCAATCAGCCGTCAGGCTGCGCCTTTAAGGAAACGTAGTTTCCTTTATAAGTATGGATCCTCGGTCAGCTCCTCCGAATAAACGGTGAGCTCCGGTTCTTCGCGTAGCTTTGGCTTCTTGGGTTTCGAAACGGCTCTCTTCTTTGTTTTCTCAGCAACAGCAGCAACAACAACAACTTGTTCCTCTGATTTCTTCAATGATTTCTTGTTCTTGGTCTTGAGATCATCTTCGTCTTCGAGTTCTTCTTCTTCCTCTTCATCAAAGTCTTCGAAACTGTCTTCGTCTTCAGCATCCGAACTGACAACAAAGTCGTCCTTGACATAGCCGTGCTTGGTTTTAGGCAAACCGGTGTCATCTTCATCATCCTCTTCTTCGCTGTCTTCCGATCCGATGTCGGAATAACCGCCATTTAAGTTGTCAATAATGTCGGTGAATTCTTCGGGCGTCATGTCGCTGGCCGCGCCGTTTTCGGTAGAGAGAACCGCGGCGCAACTTCCGAAAAACAAGACATTATCGATTGGCGGAGGGAACTCGAATTTATTTTCAGTATTCGCTCGTCCGTCTGTCTTTCCAAAAATAGAGAGCTTGTACTCGACTTCATTGAACTCGATGGTCCAACTGTGAACACAGGCGAATCCGTCGGCGGTCTTGAATCCGCATTTTTTGTATAATTCATTAATCGATGTGGCCTTTTGGGCTTTGAGAGATCCGGTTTTTTCAACAACAACAAAAGCAGGCATTATTAAACAAGTAAAGCACAAAATTTTTAAATCGTTTTGCCAAATTGAAAAAATATGTCGCGGACAAGAGAGGCAACCAAAAGTGTAGCGATGAAATATAAACACGAAACCAAAATGATATCGTGGATTTTCAATATTTCAATAATTTCAATATTAGTAATTTTAATTTTGCATTTTGTGTTTGAGTTTTTTGGAAAAGCAGAGAGCAGTTCGGTGAATAAATTGCAAATTCAAAAGTACAAGTCGATTATTGAAAAAATGACGAGAGATGCAGACACCATCAAGACGGCTTTTGAAGAAGATCATGGGATTGTCGATAATAATTCAAACACCGATTTAGAAGAAGACCTCGAGCTCTACATAAGGGAAATAAGGAAACCTACGGTTTCCTTATGATCCTTCCCTTTTCTTTTTTTAAAAGTTTTCCCTTATGATCCTTCCCTTTTCTTTTTTTAAAAGTTTTCCCTTATGATCCTTCCCTTTTCTTTTTTTAAAAGTTTTCCCTTATGATCCTTCCCTTTTCTTTTTTTAAAAGTTTTCCCTTATAATCCTTCCCTTTCCTTTTTTTGTTCCTTTAGGAACCTTCCTTTAAAAGGGGAAGGATCATAAGGAAACCGTAGGTTTCCTTACCAAAGTTCTACGTCAATATTGTTAATGAAAATCTCGAGAGACTGAACGTTGCTTGCCGCCGAATAATCTTTGCACAAAAAATCGATAATATCGAGAACAACCTTGATGCGGTCGCTGTTCCAAAAGCTGTACATCCTTTGCAACGTGGACTCGTCGTAGAGAGGCGTCATAGCATCTTTTTTGAAGAGAGTGTCGACCATATTTTCGTCCAAATGGTTCTCAATCAAACTGATGTAATAATTTAGACACAAGACCACGAGATGACACGTCTTGTATGTCTCTTTGAGTTTTACAAGACCTTGAACTGCGGACCCAAAAAGTTTCCGAATGTTGGGCGTCTTGTCTGTGAATTTCGGACTCAGAAAATGGAGACAAGCAAAGTGGATCGGATTGTACAAATACTGAATCTCCGTTTTGTTCACATTGTAATAAAGGCGGCACAATGACTGGAAGTAGCCCGGCTCTTGGATATAAATAACATTGTCTTGGATGCGGAACTTTGTACCGACCGCTTTGTTGCTAAAGATTGCGAGTTTAATGATAACGGAGAGAGGGTCTAAAATAAAAAGTTGGTAGTTGATGTTTTTGCTGTTGTCCGGAATTTCGTTCATCTTTATACAATAGAATGTAATTTTGCGTTCCGAAATCGAATAATTATTTAACTTGCTATAATAAAAAATAAGAGAGAATGGGAGTTTTATTCGAGTCGATATTATTATTTAGTTTAGCGGTTTTGATCATACTAATGGGCCTTTTGGTCTATTATTTCAAAAAGAGAATCGTGGAAGTGGAGCAAAAGAATGCGAGTTGTCTCGAAATCGTGCAAGACGTTTACACACAACACATGAGGCTGCGCAACGAAGTATACTCGATGATGATGATTGGTGACCAGCAGCAACAGCACCAGCAGCAGCAGCAGCAGCAGCACTCGCATTATGATTTTCAAGAGCAGAGAGATGACCGTATAAAGATTGTTTTGTCGGAGGAAGAGGAGGAGAGTGACGATGATGATAGTGATGATGACGAGAGCGATGATGACGACGAGAGCATTGATGAGAAGAAGATTACAGACATCAATGACATTGACTTTGATGACGACCTGAAACAAGAAGAAGAAGAAAAAATCAAAGTGGTGAGTGTAGATTTAACGTTTGACGAAGAAGTTGAAATCAATGTGGACGACGAAGAGTCGGAAGAAGAGACGGAATTAAAATCGTTGCAACCCATTGATACGCCGATTGTTGTCAACAAAGTGGAGGCCCCGCCAATCACCAAGGACGAACTGAAGAAACTCACACCAAGTGCTCTCAAGGCCTTGCTCACAGGGAAGGGCATGCCGGCTGATCAGGTCTCGAAAATGAAAAAGAACGATCTTATTGAGAAATTATTACAGGAGAATGTATAGAGAGCATTGCAATAATGATACTCGAAATTTTATCGCTTATTATTTGTTCTTTTTATTTATCGAGAGCGTCAAACACAAACGACACGGAATGTTACACGGTAGGTCAATCCGATACACACTCACTATCCTCTCTACGAATTATGCAGTACAATGCGGAGTGGCTCTTTCTAAAAACATACAATAATTGTCCAGGCAGCGGTTGCTCGTGGAAAAATCTCACGGATGCCACCACGCATTTACAGAATGTGGCCGCCGAAATCCGGACATACAATCCGGACATTTTGAATTTGTGCGAGGTCGAGGGGTGTTATGAGCTTGGCCAGCTCAATGCGCTGCTTGGCAACCAATATGCGCCATACTTGCTTTTTGGAACAGACACGTCGACGGGGCAGAATGTGGGCGTCCTCACCAAATATTCGCCCAGCGTTTCTTTACAAAGAACATCTCTCACGCATACTTATCCCGTTGCTGGTTCTGGATGCAATTATACGGGACCCAGTGGTTCATCGGGAGTGAGCAAGCACTATTATACAACCTATAAAATTAACGATATGACAATTTATTTCATTGGGGCGCATTTGCTGGCGATGCCAACAGATCCCTCTCGATGTGCCTCTCGAGAGGCACAGGCCGAAGTATTACAAAAATTGATTGTAGAACTACTCGGCGGCATCGACCCCAACACAAGACGTGTTGTTGAGAGCCCGAATGTCGGACTTATCGTGGCGGGAGACATGAATGACTACGATGCGGAAATTCATGACTCGAATAACAATCATCCGATTTCGATTGTTTTGGATATTTTGAAAGGAAATGCTGGAGAGTATGCTCTCGCGTATGAACTTTTTTCGGTGGCTGCCCAAGTGAACCAAAACGAGAGATACACGGACTGGTGGGATCCGAATGGCGACTGCGAGGCCACGGCGAACGAGATGTCGATGATAGACCACGTTTTGATGACACCCAATTTGATCGAGAGAGTAAAACAAGTGACATTCCCGCATCCTTACAAGGAATTTTGCGGAACCTTTGACTCGGACCACTATCCGATTGTGGTGGACTTGGAGTTTTGAGGCATCAAGAGGCGCACGGGTGTCGAAAAGACGTTTGCGATTTTGTGCATAATGTAATCGATGACGGTGGAGTCGACAAAAGGGTGTTCGTGGAGGACGCGAATATTATAATTATTTTCAAACGAATAAAATACAGTAGTGATATTATTGTCTTTTATATAATTACTCAAATTGTTGAATGCTGTGTTAATGATAAGCTTATTGTAAATATTTAAACAAGAGAAGCAGCCGGATTCTTTTGTACAAACGGGAATCGAGAATGCGCGGGACTTGTATGCTCTCAGACCGAAAATGTCTTTGGAAACAGGGGCGTCGTCGGTGTCGCAATAAATAAAGATGGCGCGGTCGTAGAGAGGTTGTTGAATCATCCATTCGAAATCACCGATTTTGTTTTTGCCTTCGTATTTTACGCCAATCATAATAAAGGAAACTGACGGTTTCCTTTAAATCCTTCCCTTTATTTTTTCAAGGCTCTCTACTTTTGAAAATCTGAGAGATGGAGAAAATGATTATTTTTGTAAACCGCGTTGAAAAGAAAACCAAAAGGTTTAGGAAGTTTTACAACTCTTTGTTTTTTAAGGCTCTCTACTTTTGAAAATCTGAGAGATCGAGAAAATGATTATTTTTGTAAACCGCGTTGAAAAGAAAACCAAACAGTTTAGGAAGTTTTGCAACTCTTTATTTTTCAAGGCTCTCTATTTTTGAAAATCAGAGAGATCGAGAGAATGATTATTTTTGTAAACCGCGTTGAAAAGAAAACCAAACAGTTTAGGAAGTTTTGCAACTCTTTATTTTTCAAGGCTCTCTATTTTTGAAAATCAGAGAGATCGAGAGAATGATTATTTTTGTAA